CTCCATTATTTCTGATCTGATGAGTCCGTCCTGCAAGCGCTGAAGGGAGCCCTACAGCGTCGCTTATGTTGGCGCAAACTGTAATCCTGCTCCAATCTCCTGTGAGCGCGGTAGACCCGGCTTGGCTTTGGGTAGTTCCTGCGGTTACAGCGGCTGTTCCAGTCTGGATTATTGATCCAGAAAAATGGGAGTTTAGTGTTGGGTTGATGGTAATGGCACTTGAGGCAGTATCGGTTCCAGTATTTACATATAGCTCCATGACAGAGGGCATATTTTGTGAAGCTGGAGTACCGCTAACAGATAAAGAAATCCCTCCTGCCCACACCCACGTAGTGCCATCGCTCCCAAAACCTTGTAACTGGAATAGCTCGTCTCCGTCTTGCAATATTGTCCAGGCGTCCGCTCCTCCGCGATTTTTGATAAATCTTATTCTGGCAGGAACATCGTCATTGCTTGTGCTAAAAAAAACGGTGTTGTTTCTGGCCGCATCACTGGAGGGATGATTGATTTGGTACTCCCACCCAGTACCAGAAACAAGCGTCTGCGCAACACCGAAGCGGGATTCGTCTGTGAAAACAGCGTTTGTTCCGGTGACGGCACCCGGCGTCGTGCCGCCGATGGTAGCGCCGTCAATAGTGCCGCCTGTAATGGCAACGGCATCGGCGTCTTGCTCCGCCATGGTGCCAGACCCGCCAGAGGTATAGCGTTTGAGACCTGTGCCTAACATGATAATGGAACCCTCGTTTAGCTCGACAGCCTAACTTCGAACCTGAAAAATATTATTGAACACTCATTTTCTTGTATCCTTTACTGCGGCCCGTTGGGGAACGGCGGCACAGGCGGCGTGAAATTTGCGCTGTAAAGCCCGACGCCCTTTATTATGCGTATTTCGTCCCAAAACCCATGCAGAGAACCAGTGGCCGTCTCTCCAATAATAATAGACGTTGGGCATGTATAATCATTTGGGTCTGTGTAAGTTGAGCCCTCCTGCGTACCGGCAAGAAACAACTTAGTAAATCCTGATACTCGGCAGATTGCTATATGGTGCAATGCCCCATCTATGGGGACAGACGTAGTGCCGCTTATTCTAGTATTCCCACCAGTTCTAAACCTCAACTTTTCTGCGCTGTCCATAAACAACACTGGCGCCGGCACAGAAATATCATCAGGGCCGAAAGATACCATCCCCGCGTTTGCTGTTTCACCAGACGCTTGAAAAAAACCTTCGATAGTAAAATCGTCAGTGCCAAAAACGACTGAAATGTGCGTTAAGATTGTTGCCAAGCCATTAGTTACATCCAGCTTTGCCGTTCCATAAACAGGCGCGCTGGTAGTCAGTGCACAGTCAGTAAGCGAAACTGCATGTGCGTATTGCGAAGAGTCAACGGTCGTAGTTTGACCCTCTGTACCGTCAAAGTGCAGCAACAAAGACGTGTTCGCCCAGTAAGGCGGTATTACGTTGGCCGCTGATGCCATCATTTGTACTGCGAATCCGCTCATACTGCCTCCACCATTTCCACAGGAAATACGTGCATTCTCTCTGCTGGAAATATGGTGCAGCCGTAACTTGTGACCGCGTTAAAAGTTGGAAAGAGAGTCGACCCCGCGGGTTTCATTATCACCCAGGTAAGATTAGGTACAAACGCACCTATTAGAAACTCTCCAGTGTTGATGATTTCAACAGTGATGCTTCGCGCTTCTCCCACGTCCATGTTAATGAAATGCAGTTCGTCTACGTTCTGATCGAGCGTCAGGCTAAAACTGGTTCCCTGTACCCAATCGACGGTAACGTTATTGTCTATGTCTATCTCAAGTTGAATAGGCAGTCCTGAAAAAGTCTCCGCAGTCGCCGGACCTTGAACGACGATCACATCGGTATCCACCGTAGTGAACGTTGGGGTTTGCGTCATGGCCGCAAGATACGCCGCAGCTTCTGCGGCGGCAGCTACCGCTTCGGCAGCTGCTTCTTGTGCCAAGACGAGAGAGGCTGAAATCAGTGCATAGGTGGCGCCAGAGGTCAGCAATTGCCAATACGCGCCAGTGTAAATGACACTGACAATGCTATCCGCCCGGATTTCGTCTCCAACAAGAGGTTGCCCGGCTTGGTCCCGGATCGCCGAGTTGCCAAGGTCCGATACATTCAACACCGAAGCGCCGGTGTTGCTATTCGCCGCAGGAAACAGTACCCATAGACCCGCATACAAAGATGTCACTAAAGGCAGATCAATGATATACGCGTTCGCAACTCCGGTGTCTGTAGCAGCAAAATTGATTGCACCTGCGGCCAGGGCATCCGGGGCTGGCAGCATGTCAAATGCGGCTTCGAGGCGATACCGATCGGCGATCTCGTTGTTCGCGTCTGCTTTGGTCGCGTTCTCCGGAGGATCCTCTACGTTGTAGTATGCATTAGGCATCACGATCTCTCCTGCGCGGAGTATAGTCGATCTGAACGGAGTTCAACCGCACGGGACCCGCACTGGCGCTATCCCAGTAGAAAGTCAGACTCGCATTTACGCCGACGCCCGTCATTGGAAACAGCATAGTGGAAACTTCCTGACCATTCCAGTAGAACGTGCCCCAGTCTATATTACCCCACTGCCCGCCGGGGCCTGTAAGAATGGTTTTATAGACGGTCTTGGTGTCAATGGTCGTGGACTGTCCGTAGTTCAGGTCCGCCGACATACGCAATTCAAAAGGTGTCGCCGAATTGAAATCAATTACCGCACGACGGTACCGTTTTCTGGACCTTGGGTCGTTGGAATGCGCAAAGGGCAGTTGCAGCCAATGCTCCATGGATTCACCGTCAAGATTTTTACCTTTCTCCATCCGGTAAACCCAGCCGTCAGCATCGCCGAACAGGATGACTTCGTTTCCGTCTGCGTCTTCTCCATTGGCCAGCGCGGTTGGCACGATGCCAAAGTCGCCAAACATATACTCGAATGAAACCCCAAGATCAGCGCGAAAGTCTTCGCGCAGATATACGATAAGAAACAAACCGTCGTCGAAAAACAGCCGGTATTGATTTTTATCGCGGACCAGTACAGAACCGACCGCACGTTCTTTGTACAGGTTCAAAAATGATCGCACTGCACGCGATACCGTGCCTGCTTCGAAGTTGCCGTAGGCATTGGTACGCGGTAGGTACACCAGACCTCTGTCGTCGAGAGCGATGACAGACATCAAGACCTGGGACGTGTCCAATACGGCGCCGGTATCCGGAGACACAACATCAAGTCTCCAATCATCGATATTATTGCCGTAAAGACCGTGAGTGCTTCGTGACGTCTGCAGCGTGAGCATTTCCTGGCTGGCTGACACAATCGCGGTCAGGGGAGCCCCCAGACCGAACTCCGCGGCACCGAGAAAACCGCTCATCAGTGTCGGATTGCCCTGGACGCAATGCTGCACGTTACCGTTGTCGAATCCCAGAAATAAATGGTTTCGGTGAACCTCGATCAAATATGGCGTATTGTTCGTGGGGGCATCGGCTAAAGGGGGATACAGCACCGGTGTCAGTACACCGTCATCCCGGAGTTCGAATGCGGGTCCCGTGCCACTCACGCCGTACACGGCGTAGGTAGGATCCAGCGCATAAAAGTTGTGACTTTTGAAACGGAACTTCTGGGTGGCTGGAGGAAACTCGAATACGTAACTTGGTCCATCCGCAACTGCTCGCGTAATGCCCCCTACTTTCAAGTCGTCCATGTCGTCGAATGGACCGCCTGTTATTGTGTCCAGCACGAGGTATCCTGCTGCGTCCACACCCCATGCGCCCGAATATAAAACTACATTCAGGACCTCCGCCGACGCGGCCGACGGATCGCCTACCACGGTATCGCCGATTTCTATTTCAGCACCAGCACCGGCGTCGAATAGCAAGATATCCTGAAAACTCAAGGCCGCCCATCCGGTTCCGCTGGACTTGTGAATAACTGCGTTGGTCTCGGTGAGATTATTGCGCACGCAATAGGATACGCCGTTGCGGTGCACGTGAAGGCCCATGATTGAACCGGCACCTTCTGGACGTTCGATGTCCAGTCGATACAGGGCTTGCGCGGTCAGCAGCCACGAAGCATCCAGATCGGACGGACCCAGGCCGGGGCCATTGACTACAGCTATTTGTGCTTCGGGAGCTCCCAATACTTCCAGGTTTTCCCCAACACTAAAAGTTCCAGTGACTTTGGTGAGACCTATTTTAAGGGTATCAGGATCAAGACCGATAACTGTACCCGTAGCTCCGCTGCTGTCACCGGTGACCTCGTCCATGAGCGCGAGACCTGAGATCGTGTCCACGGTCAACGCCAGATACGTCTGCTCGCTGGGACTCGGATGTCCGTCAAAAGCCTCGATGCCGAGTACCTGACCATAGCCACCCGCCGCGCCCGGTTCCATATTACGTGCACCGAGACAACGTCCGGGTTTGACCGATAGATAGTCCGAAGCAAGATCCAGGCCGCCGCCCAGTTGAATAGTCGTGGTACGGGTAGCCATGTGCTATTCCGCCACAATGACGATATCGTTGTCGTCCGACATGAGGCCGTAAGTGTGGTTCGGCTTTTCGTGCGCCTCGAGTTTCGGCCACCATTCCTCCCAACCTTTCATGGCTTTTTCCATGATCTCTGGAGCGTCTTCAAAAGTCGCATAGTACTCGAGTGCTTTGTACAGGATCAGTTCGTCATAGGGATCCGGAATGATCGAAACGTCAGTGTTACTCTCCGCGAAAGGAACGTATTTCTGCCAGTATTCATAAGTGATTTCGTATGCTGCATCCGGCGTCGGCCACAAACGGAGTCGATTGTTAGGGAGAATAAAAATGCGAGAGGGACGTCCTGACTGGGCCGTTGGGAACGTCTCGGCGTCGTAATCAAGTACCGAATATCGGGGGACTTTGCGTCCGTCGATTCTGAACGCCTTACGGTTCCACAGGTTCAGATCGGAGGGACCAACATAATCTGATGTACCCGCACCGGTGGTAATCGGTGCCGGGGGAAATACGTAGAGAAAGTTCCAGTCTCCGGCAGCGGTCTGGATAAACTTGGTCGCTTGCTGAATCTGATCTTTCAGCCGGAGTCCTTCACCGGTGAGATTCAGCACCGTTGTGATCGGTACATTGCCGGAGCCAGACTCGCGCTGGAATCTTTGCAGATGCTGCAGGAATGTCGTTGCGGCCATAAGGCCCTCCGCTTAGTCCTCGAGCGGATCGCCGTCTGGGATGCCAGACTCGCTTGACGGATCCGAAACGTCTTCTTCATCGTTGAAGTCGACGACAGGATCGACGACAGGATCGACGATAAGATCAGCATTGGGGTCCAGCGTTGTTGGCTTTCCAGGGTCGGGTTTGCCGGTACTGACTGGTTTCTTCGAGTTGGATTTCGGCACCGTTTTTGGCTTGTTGATCAGCGCCAGGCCATGACGCAAATCCAGTTGACCCAGGTACTGACCCGCAGCGCTGAAACCTCGATCACCTACAGTGTACCGTACACCGTCGGTACGTGCGTGACAAGTTCCCATCGGGATGCGAGCTTTCGACAAAGAATCAAACAGGACGCCGTTCTGCAGCACGTAAGACGTGCCCTCGAATTTGACGCCCCCGGCGCGAGATTCAAAAACATCGGGAACGGCTTTGGAGTTTTTAGAAGTGGCTTGTTTCATATTCGTAAGGATCCTTGGGCAGGCGGTTTCGAGCAGAAGCCGCGGTTGGGAAACACCGGATCTCCGGCGGACGATTTTGATCATGCGAGTCAATTGCCGCGCGTCCACTCAAACCCTCAGTAAGACTCGCGCCATCGGAAAATTGTTCTTCGACGGTTTTCGGAACCGACAGTGTCATTGGCGCCACGGGAAGCGGAAAGGCTTTTTTCACGCGCATGTCAGTCTCCGAGTGAGACAATGCCGGTTTCCCGGCATTGTTGATATGATGTGGCCCGCAGTTGGGCTTACTGGACTGCTTTCTTTATCGGCTGCGCCAACGGACGTTGAGACTTCGCGTTCATTTTCGGCTGGGTTTCAGCGGGATCGAACTTCGCCGCTTCACTCAAACCGTCACTTACGCCAGCGCTGACGCTGATGTTGCGGCCGTACGTTTTGCCTTTCGGCTTTACATTGCGTTCCATGGGAACCTCCGGGTCAAGTTTTACGAGGCCGGCTAAATCCAGCCCTGAGACTGCAGGGTACTAAACTTACAGGAACCAGTCGATAACGATCATGGTGTTCGCGATACCTGCCGGGGTGCCCCCCGTCGGAGCCACGCCCGCAACGTATACCAGAGTATCTGCCGGGATATTGGCTTCGATCAACGCCCCGGTCTGCTCGGTTGCAGTCATGACCGTGTCAACAGCCGCGTCCCCGATGTCCAAGTTCAGAAAAGCATCCGCGTCCGTGCTGGTGCCGGCCGTCAGCAGTGCTGACGTGGTGACCGAGTTGAACGTCTCGCTGACGTCCAGATGGGCATCGACGATACGACCGGTCATACCTGACGGGCCTTTGATCTTGCGAGCGACGGTGCCGGCACCGTAGTCAATGACGCCGAGGTTGTACGAAATGGTCTTGCGTTCGGTGTAGCTCATAGCAGTTCTCCGGAAAGGAAAGGGGCTTCGCGGCGCCCGATCAGGCGCCGCTATCCGCAGTTGTTAGGTTGCGGAATCCCACTTGATGATGCGGGCCTGGGCTTTGGTAGCTGCATTGGTCGCATTCGCGTGTGTGATTGCGAAATTGCCGATGTAGTACCAGGCAATGCCTTTGCCGCGACCGTAATCATCCGGGATTTTACCCCGTATTTCTTCGGGGCAAGCGACCACTTCGGTCGCGGTATCGGCGCCGAAGAAGAACGCGGCGTCCGATTTGGCGTTCGCCCAGGCTTCCGAGGGGATGTTCGTCTGGGAGACGAAACGGACAGCGTCAGCCCGGCCTTTTTCGCCGTTCATGATGCGGCCCCACCCTTCGGGCACGTACTTGTGGATGTCTTCCAGTTCGTCCAGAACCGGGCGCATGGTCGACGGACGCATGACAGCGACATAGTTTTCCGAGTCAAACAGGGGGATGTTGCGTTCCTGCATCGTGTCAGAAATGGTCTTGACGTGGTCGAAAGACATGGCGATGTTGTTCGAGCCCGTGGGCGTGCCATCGTCGTCCAGCGTGATCGCACCGGCAGCCCCGCCGACCGCGCGCAGTAGCGTAGCGTCGAACTGTGCGTGAGCAGCCCGGTCGAACGCACGATTGGCATTGCGTTTCAGGGTGTTGTGGATGATCTGCTTGACGGGGTGTTCGGACAGATTGTCGAACAGGCCCGTGTACGGAACCGAGATACCGAACTCCACGATGCGGACCGTGCCGTCGGAAATCGGGAAACCGGTCTCCGGCATCCGCAGCGTTTCGTCGAGTTCGTCGGCTTCGTCGTCGGTGTCGCCGTAGATGTTCCAGTTGTAGGTATCCCCTACGTTTTTACCGAGCGCCACTTCGACGTCGCAAAACTGGCGGAAACGGCACATCGGCTGCAACGCAAAACGCAGTTCTTCGGAAAGGGTTTCGGAGGCCATAAAGCCCCGGTTTGCACTCCACAGTTCAGTGGCCATATCTCACTCCTGGTTGCACGAAAGGTTATTTACGTATTGGTCCTGCGCCTTTCAGTGCCGCACGATGCTCCTGCATCCGTTTACCTACTGCGGCGGGGGATGTATCTACCACGATCGCCGTTTTTGCGGGTGTACGAGTGCCGGCCAGTGCTTGCGGCATCTGGGGCAAGCGAACTTTTCGCATGTGTCGGAGAGCAGCTGTATCGGGTTTGGGGGTTGCGGTTGATGCGGGCGAATCCCCTGCAGTGGATGCGGGGGCCGGTGCCGGCGTACGTTCAGACACTTTTTTGAGTCCGACGCGACTGGCAACTGTTTCCGCGGCTTTCGCCATGACCTGAGAGGGCTTCCATTCTGGATGCTCTTGCGCCAGGTCTTCCGTCAACCGATCCACCATACTGTACAGCACATCGTCGGTGACAATCTCAGGAAAATCGGTGGTGAGAGAACTCCACCCCGCCTGCATATCGGCATCCAACGCTTGCTGTTGCTGGGTCGCTTTGTCCGACAGAAGCGCGTTTTTCGCTTCCTGTCTTGCAATTTCAGCCGCTTCCGCGATAAGTGCTTTGGTGTCGATCCCGGCACCGCTGAACCTGGTCTGAAATTTGGTAACCATCGCTTCGGCTTCTTCCGGAGTTCCGCGGAAAAGAGCCTGGATAAAGTCCTTCGAAAAGGAGTCAATATCCGCTTTGTCTACCTCAGCGCCCGAACTAGTGGGTAGTTGAGTTGAACGTGCGTTTAATGCAGTTTCACGTGCATCTATCTCCGTAAGTCGGATTTGCGCCGCCTTCTGGAGTTCTGTTGCTTCCCGCAATCGCCGGTCCGCCAACAAATTCTTCTGGGCGATCCCGACAACGTCGGTCAGCGGACGTTCGATGACGTTGCCACTTACTTTCAACTTCACCATCTGAACGCCATCTTTCACGAAGATGGGAGACTCAGGTGACGTAGTTGTTGGTGCTTGCGCGGTATCCTGCACTACTTTTTGATCCGATGCAATAGGGGGGTCCGTACTGATCGAGGAGACGTCCGGATCTGCAACCGAAGGTGTTTTATCTGCGGTAGGTGGATCGCCCATTCCCGCGTTTTCTTCGGGTGTCGGATCAGCGGTTACATTCGGATGCGTAATGGCATCCGTGCTATCCGAGTCAAAAACTTTTTTCGACGCAATCGCTTCTTGCATCTTGGACTCTCGTCGGGTCAAAGGATCGCTTTTACCTTCAGGAGGCGCTGCGGGGCTGGTGTCAAGACCAGTAACGGAATCTGCTGCGGGGTCTGTCACAACAGACGCGCCCGGTTGGGTAGAGTCTGAATTTTTCATGGTATTTCTCCGTTGTAGCGCTATGGTTAAACAGGTGAATGGGTCGAAATGATTTCGCGAGCTTGATCTCCTTCGGTAATCGCCTCGTTTATAAATTTCAATACCAGACGGGCCGCGCTGCAGTCCGCTTGAAGTTTACGCAACCTTTTCGTATCCGTAATGTCGACTTCGAGCATGTCATATGCTCGATCCAGGATTGTACTTTTGGCCCGCGCATAAATGAACTCACCGGGAGCCGTGGCCAGAAATCGGCGCATATCGTCGCCGAGATCCGCGATATGGAACAACTGCATGAGTTCTCTTTCGGTTTCCGTCAGTACTTTTTGTTGACCCAATTCGCCTTCGGCGGTTTGGGGATAGTCCGTGCTTTCCGGCAGATCATGCGCAGGATCAAAAGAATTTCCACTCATGTATTAGGATCTCCCGATGTCGATTTGTTCTTCGCTTCGTCGTGTTTCAACAGGGTTTCTGTGGACTTGTTGGTCTCTCGCAAGGCCGCAGTTTCTCGAATAGTTTTGTCTTTGCGAATCGCGATATCCAGGGTCGCTTCTATCTGGGATAAAGTCATTTTTTCTTTCAGGGCCAGTTCGGCGAAAGCCAGTTCGCGTTTGTCTTCACGTTCTGCTTCGTCTTTGCTTTTTTGCCATTCAAATTTTGCGGTGTCTAATTCAAGCTGCTTCAACTTCACCTGAACTTCGGGTGGGATTTGTTCTTCTTCGGGTGGCAGTTCCTCTTCGGGGACCAAAAAGCGCCGACCATCGGAATATCCGACGAAACTGAAAATCTCTTTACCTATTTCTTCTTCCATCAGCCGGCGTTGCAGTCTGGGATACTGCGCAATGGTATTCAGAGCCAACGTCAATTTTTCGACTTTGAATGCTGGATTGGTATTGCCCATGCCAACATTTATCTTGATGACCAGGTTATCTTCGGTGACGAAATCCGCAGGTGCTTTACCTGCAGTGCGCAATTTTTCGATCAACTTGGCTCGAGCGCCCGCGATAGCCAGCACAACTTCATCGGTCTCATAGTGTTGAATAAGTTTCGCGATATCCTGACAAACCGGTTGCATCCAGGTTTCGATAAACAAATCAATGCTCATTTCCTGGACTGAGTTCGCCCCCGAACTTGCCAGATTGGCGGTCCCCACCTGACCAGCGATTTTCGGATTCGCCGCCATAGTACCTGCAGAAAAATTACCTGCCAGTTCATCGTACTCATTTGATAATCGGTCCTGTTCGGTATAGGACGACGCGGTAACATCGTTGGTCTCAACGACCTTGACGTCTTCCGGATCGTCGACCAGGACACCCCCACCGGGAACATTACGCATCAAGGCTTTCAGATCGATGGCGCCCTGTTTTTGCCTCTTGATGAAATAACGCTTGTTCAGCGCCAAGCCGACGTTATCGCGTCGCTGATTCGTAATTTCATTGATTCCTTCCTGCAGGGGCGCCCCCATTTCTACCGCAGAAGACGGATAGGTGCGGTGGGCTTCAAGATTGGAAAATCCAACGCGATACATGTGTCGACCAAGTATCGACACTTCACTGACCGGCACCGGAATCGTCAACGCGCAAGCCGAGCCGAGAGACCAGAAAATCCAGTCTATTCCATCTTCTCGCAGGATATTGATACGAACGTACACAGGTGCGTATTCGTCACCGGTGAACTGGTCCGTCGGTTTCTGACGCTGACGCCCGGCGCGTGCTTGTTGTGTAGACTCATCCTGGGTGGAAATGGCTTCGCGGCCGGCAATCAGAATTTTTGCTTTGTCGACTCTTCGCCAGAACGGGCGCCCGGTTTTATCGTCGACGATCGACATCATTTCTTCGACGTCACTTACTGACATTGGGACGTCTTCAATCAGAAAAGGACTTGTGCCGACCACGTCACGCCAATCCGCGTTCACATCGAAACGAAACAGTTCCGGTTGAATATGTGCGATCCATGGTCGATCCATCAAGACCTGTTGCGTGTCCTCGCGCGTGGCTTGTACCGCACCAGTTTCGTCCAACACCGGCCGGTTATTCTCGTCAAACTCGATGACATAGTGTGAGTCGATACGAGTGCGGTATTGCCATTCTTGACGTGATACACAGATGCCAAAAATATTGGTGTCTTGCCAGGCGCCCAGAACCGTCAGTTTCCACGGAATCGTATTTTCGAACCGGTATTGAACGAGTTCTTTGACAATACGTGCGGTGTCCTGAGCTTCGATATTGGACGGATCCTGGGCTTCAGCGGAAAGCATATCAAGATTTGTGAATACCGCAGCCCGCATCGCCGCCTCGCCGTTCTTGAGAGCTGCACGAGTTTTGGGACGGAACAATTTTGATCGCCCCGTGTAGTCCGTTCGGTTGTATTTACTTCCTGACGCGTGCTCGCTACGGAACAACCTCAAATTATCATCCCATCTGCGGCGAAGACTGGTATCGAGATAGTTCGTGGATTCTTCAAAACATTTACGGGAACGACTCAGAAAATAGGTAACTAACGCAGTTTCGTCCCCGGTGAGATCCGCGTACTCGTTGACGACCGCGGCGTCTTGCTCAGAGTCACCGACAGTAAAACTGGATGTATTGGCGATGTTGGGGTCTTCCCGTTTCGGAAACTTGTCTTCGGGAAGTGACTGACTCGGGCTACTGTGCGTGAAGTCGCGCGGCGTGACCGGGCTGGAGGGATCTTCGAAAGTAGCTTTGACCATTTTACGATACCAGTTCGCCCGCGTCAGAACCCTTCACCTGGCCGAAAACGTCGGTCGGCAAACTCTTTAGATCAGACTCGGTCGTTCCCCGGCGTCCGATATTGAATCGTTCGAGCAGTTCTCCGCCCGCTTTCATGGCTTCGTGTTCCAATTCCGGAATGCTGGGCGGAATCCGGATGACCATACCGTACTTTAATGAGATTTTCGGGACCTGAATATACACAGTCGCACCGGATCGTTCCACCCGTACCGTCACTTTCCACGATACTCCAGGATAGTGGGTCACAAGTACGGGACCCACTATACCGGCGTAAAAATTCTGGGCTTGCGCCGCAGCTTTCTCAAAAGGAGTTTCGGGATTCTGACCCATTTCGAGACGGGTAATTTGTCCGATCGAAGGAATGTGAATCATAAGTCGGGCTCGAAAGATCCAGAATTTTGTCCGCGAGCATCCATCGGCACGTAGACCTCGGCAAAGGTCAAAAACAGGCTTTCGACGCGATCGGGGGACGATAGTTTCTTGATGTTCTTGATAACGTCTTTACTGTCGATATCCAACTGGTGCTTGAGTTTCGTGAATTCGTATTCAACACAGGTCATTTGCTCGGCGAGATCAGGGTCATCAATGATGTCCGCTCCGGCGTCCAGCCACTCTTTTCCGCGCACCCATATTTCCACACGCTTGTTGTAGTATAGCGGGTCTTCCGCGGACTTGCCTACGTTTACGTCAATGACCGGATAGCCAAGCATGTTCAAATAGTCGACGACACCGGCACCGAGACCGATGCCATCGACAAAAATAGCCCCCATCGGGCGTCCCTGGGCGCGGTACTCGTTGTACATGGCTGCAACCTGCGCGCCGAGTTGCATGTTGTCCAAGCCGCGAAAAGCCTTCATCGCGACATGCTTGCGGCCCTGCCGGGCCGATATCACGGACTCGTCATCGCCGAATCGGGCCGGATCGCATCCAATGTGCAGATGCTGGTAGATGTAGTCTGACTCCGGCAGTTTTCGGGCGCGTGCTGCATTCACCGCCTCGGTACTGATCAACTGATTGGACGCACGATGTGGGAACTCGCCGCGGACGCGGACCCGGAAAAAGTCGGAATCTTCGCCGTAGTCCTGCGCCCATTTTCTGAACTCCTCCTTGTTCGTCATTTTGCAGCGCCGCGCATCGATATTGCGCGTGGTCCAACGATGCTTCATCTTGTGGAAGCACTCGTGAAATGAGCCGGTATTCTGTGTCGGGTTGCCAAAAACGAACCACATGGCGCGTGGTGTGGTCATGGCACCGTTGGCGACGTCGAAGATAATATCCGCGATGCCGGAACCTTCATCCATGATCATCAAAACGTGTTGTGCGTGCAAACCGGCGAATGCCTCGGAGTTGTGCTCGGTCCACGGAATCGCATCGATGCCCCAGGTGTCCGGATTATCGACCTGATAAAACCGGGTCGCCGTCCACTTGAACCAGTGTTGGTTGATCGCGCGCTTGTGCCACAAAGAAAGCTCACGCCAGGTTTTGGACTTCAACTGGGTCTGTGTATTGGCGGTTACCCATCCGGCAAGGTCGCGCCGGGTCGACATGGCCCACAAGATAATCCAGGCAACCTCCGTGCTCTTGCCGATCCCGTGACCAGAGGCTGTTGCGTCGCGAATCGTCCCGAGAGGATCCGTCTGGACCTTGTTGGCGATGAGCATCAGCTGGTCCCGCTGCCAAATGTCGGGTCCGGTCTCGTTCTCAAGAGCACTTCCTTTTTTGCCCCAGGGAAACGCATACATGACGAAGCCATAGGGATCGTCGTAGAACTGGGCGATGTCTTCGGCCAACTGTGTATCGAAACTGGCCCTGACGCTGGATTTCCCGGCGCCTGTAGTGAGGGGAACACCCGGTGCGTGGTGAAAGGGCCGCGCTTTGGTCGGGATCTGATGTTGATTTGGACTAGTCAAGAATGTCGTCCTGTTGTCCGGGCTCGACGCCGCGCGATGGCTGCCGGGCCACGCCATTTATCCCATCGCCGTAGGCTGCCGTGGTTGTGTCGGCGTCAGTGTCGAGACGTGTGAATTGGCCCTCGATCACCCGATTCTCCACACGCTGCCGCGCGGCCTCCAACTGCTCGATCAGTCCGTCTCCGCTTTGCAACTCCACAACCTCTTTGAACGCCTGGACATCAACGTGCTTGCCGACCAACTCGAGCGCGCGCAGCGCCGCGATCGGCATGAAAGGCCCGAGTTTTGGGGTGTTGTTCTTGTCCAGAATGTTCCGGTCCTGATTGCATTTCTCGAAGACCTCCCGGGCTTTGTCCAGTACCCACTTGGCGGTGGTGAGCCGGGTTGCCTGAATGGCATGAACGAGTTGACCGTTCAGAGCGTCGACGACGGCCGGAATCGCAAAGAGCGCCATGACCTGCATGTGAAGTTCGTCGTGGATGTTCTCACGAGGACCGGTCAGCAGAGCCCGCAAGTCCGGGTCCGTATTGGAGGCCAAAAGACACTGATGCACTGCAGCATGCGGGTCCAGAAGCTCGAGATAGACCTGCATGAACGCCTGCGGGTCCACCGGCGCCGTTTTCAGTTTGCGACGCGCCAGGCGGTCCAGTCTGCCGAGACTCGATCCGTCAGGAGCTGTGATGGCGATTTGCTGATTCATCGGTTGTTGGCCGGACAGGTGTTGCGTTTCGAATGGTAGGCCAGCGTGACGAGCGTCGGCGGGGTACCCCGGTGCGGCGAAACGCGGTCGCGCCGGATTTGGGGTGTAAGCCGGCGCGTAGCGGCTGTTTCAGTCGAAACTCCTTGCGGGATCTTCTGGATATGACCGCCGCGCGCCAGGAACTGTTCAACCGTTTCAGCCATAAGGGACCCCGGCCCGCGCGCCTGACTCTCCCCACTGCTGGCGCACCCTGCAAGGACAGTCAGGGTGCCGGGCATATCGGGGGGAAAGCGTACCGGTAACCAGCCGGCGCGGCGACGAAAAGGTGATGGGGGCCATCATCAGTCGTCCGAATGCTCAGAGACGTGCGGGCCGGGGATATCTAAGGTGCGGTCCGCTTTCCGCGGACCCGCCGACCACTCGTAGGGGTCGTGGTAGACGGGTTTGTCCCCACCGACCCTGCGCAAGAGGTCGTAAATGTTTGTTGTCGTGAACTGAGGTCTGTCGCTGTTGGCCATTTGTACACCCCCCGTTTTTGCTTGCGAAATGTTGCATGCCGGAGCACGCGGTCCGCAATATCGGACTCATCCCGCCAGTTGGTCAGCTGCATTCTGTATTGTTTGCGCAGGCGTTGCAAGAAGCGGGTGAGCTTCTGCAGATAGATCAAGGGATCGCCCGGATCGTGAGGCAGATGCACCCCGGTCAAGTCGCGAGGGACGTGAGGAAGTGTTTCACGTGGAACATCTGATATTCGCTTGCTTTTCATGTCCAGGGCTGACGCGGGTCGTGGATCGCTGGAGTTCCGCAGCCCAGTGTAAGCGCTTGTTCGGTTGTCGCGCAAATGTTTTTCAGCGGCGCGCAATTATTTGGTGCTGGTATTGTCAAGTGCATAATCGCCAATTATTTGGTGCTGGTATTGTCAAGTGCATAATCGCCAATTATTTTGGGATCGCGAAACTGACTTGAAAGCCCCAGATACGGGGCTCGGAAGAGCCGTATTGAAGAGGTTTTTCGATAGCTGAATTAAGGGGTGTTTCGATAGCTGAATTAAGGGGTGCTTCGATAACCGAATTAAGGGGTGTTTCGATAACCGAATTAAGGGGTATTTCGATAACCGAATTAAGGGGTGATGTAGTGTCAGAATGTGTCAATACCTACAGAATATCCGCGAAGCCCGGCCGCCTGAAAAGTGAAAAGTGGGTCTGCCGGTCGCGTCCAGGCGGCACTGAAACCCCAAATATGGAACCTTAATTTACCCCTATGATCTGTGTCACTGTAGTCGTGGGACACAAAACAGAATGATGATTCTGTTTTCCGCCCTTCCGGGCCTGTCCCGGACACTGTGTCACTGCGTACGCTCTAACTATTTTCAAGCCTGCGCGCCCAAACCAGGGCGGGGCTGGGCGTCGCCCGAAATTGACCGTCTCGGGCATTCGAATGCCGTTTTTTGAAATGTGCAAATATAGTGCAATAGAAACCACATACTCCGCAGGGTTATTAAGTGCTTGAATTACTAGGGAACTCACTCACGAAAAACAGGGTTTTGGAACGTCCGTTAATGCTATATAAATCAGGCAGTTACGATTATTCGATACCCGTATCAATTGCGGACCGGGGATAATCCCTATATAAATCAATACGCAAAGTACTTTGCGGAACAATGTAGCCCTGTTTCTAACACCACCTGGAAAAAATTACATTAAAAATTTTTCCGGGAAAGTTTTGGAGGCCCTTCTTTTTTCGATTTCCCGCAGTGACACACCTATTTTACCATTGATTTATAAAGGAACGATCTCAATACCCACAGAAAAATTGTGGAATCCAAACTATTGAAATTTCGTGAAACACCTTTCGCTCACAGTGACACAGTGACGTTCCCTGAAAAATCAAGGACTTACACGACACTACCTTTATAAGTGCTTGATTTTGTGAGGAACTAATATTTGTGGCACAGGACTTGCATAACCCGATTTATCACCCCCCGTCAGACCCGCAGACACGCAGGCATCCGCCTGAAACCCCCTCCATTTCAGGCCACCAGACAATCAATTGTGCAAATAAAAAGGATTTATTCGAAATCCGATTAAAAAACGCTTGACAGACTATTCGGTTGCCGAATTTAATCACGCGCAGGTACCCGCGCCCTATAACGCACGAGTGCCAAACACTCACTCAATCAACACAACGGAGCATCTATTATGCAGAACCCTGTCAACAACGACCACGACCACGACCACGACCACACGACCGCGCGCATCCTGGCGCGGGAATTCTGCCGCCTCATACGCGCCGAACTGACGCCCGCTGAACTGGCGCATGTGCTGGACCTGAACCGAAACGAGGATGATGCAAACGTCTGCCACACACACGACGCATGCGATGCGAACATGGTAATGCTGGACGCATGGCAGAACACCTTTGGCACGCGCCCTGTCGCGCTGGACGCCACGGAAGAGGCGGCCGTGTGGGATGAGGCATGGCGCCTCGCCAAGGCCGCAGAATTTGATCCTGAGAACGTCCACACGCACCACCAGCAAGACGCGCACGCGCATCTGTGCGCCCAGTTCGGAGCGTATGCCGAGCACACGCCCGGCTTCCGGGCGCTGGACCCGGAAATACGAACGAGCCTGATCAGTGAGGCGCACCGATTGATTGCGGAGCAGGTGACGCGCCATCATGGCATCCACGGCGAGCTGCCCTGTCTGCTGGTGGACTTCGACATCCTGTATCGCGACGCACACGAGGGGGCACTGCAACGGAACAGCACGCATGCATTGACGCTCGAACTGCTCAATTGGGAAACCCGGCACGGCTTCACACACGTACCGACGCCCAGCGAGAGACTGGCCGGGGGCGCCCTGTGCGTCCTCCATCGCGAGTATTTGCTTGCGTTCAACGAGCGCTGGACGCGCGCCGAGCGGCGGGAGCAGGACAGCAAATGAGAATTAAACACACTGGAACCATCCGTATTGTTTCGTCTGGCTACAGCGACCGGTTCCCCATGAGCCGCACGTGGTACGAAATAGAGCGCGAGGGGGTCACGTATCGCATCGATGGCGATGTTTTTGACGCTGCCCGGGCGTGGCTCACTCTGTCTGAATGCGAGATAACCCCTGACGCACTCGTAGAGGCCTGTAAAATGATTCGCCGATTGCCCCTCACGCTGTTCGGCACCGCCAGATACGCAAACTCAACGACCACGGCACCTGTTTCCCACCACCTGAGCGCAGGTGTGGCGGTTGCCACAGGGTTTCCCACAATGACCCCGTGGGGGATAGATCAGGCCACGGCAGATGCAGCGAAACTCACCGCTCACGACTGGGCCGTGATCGCAACCGGGCTACGGGAGGTCAATGAGCATCACGAGCGAATCGGCAAACCCGCAGTAAATTTTACGATCCCCGTGGCTGGCACGTCAGCCTAAGCACTCCCGCCCCTTCCCGGAGGGGCCATCAATAGAGGACTTAACAACGATGAAATATCACGAAACCGCACCCACCAGACTGGCCCGATACCGAACACGGGCCGCAGAACACAACACGAAACACGGCAAGGGGCGCCCGGGACGTACTGTCACGTGGCGAGACTGTCGTCAATGGGAGACCAGGACGGCCAGGCCCAACAACACGCGCGGGCCGAAGGGCCAGATTTACAGCGATAGCGTCACCCAGTATGGCGACTCCGTGTCAGCCCCGCGCAGTTATGGCGGCCGATCGGTATTTGATATCACGGGCTACTATGCGGACCACTTGCAGAGTAACGTGATCCGCCCGCATGTGGTTCGCCTGCGCGGCGCGCGCGGCACGCTGTACATCCCGGTCACGGACTGCACAGGCTGGGAAGGCTCTGTACATTACGTGCAGGAGGCTGAGTCCGTGCCGCGCGGCAGCGACCAGGACGCACACGATCAGGCCATCCGCGACGCCTGGCACACGGCACACAGAATTGCCGAACGGGTGGCGGACGCCGAACAGGAGCACGACGCCCGGGAACAGGCGCAACAGGATATAGAGGATGCGCGCGACGCCATCCAGACGGCTCGCCAACAGGTGCGCGACCTGTGCCGGCAGTCGCGTCCCTGGCGCCGCCACTTGGGACGGCAACAGAGCCTGCCCGACATCCCGGACCCGCTACAGCCGCCTGTCGGCGGCAATGGCACGGACGGGGCTGATCTGGGCGCACTGTGCGACGCCATCCGGGAGACGGTGCGCCGGCGCCTGGACGAGATCGCGCAGGCTCGCCGCGTCATTGCGGCGCGTACCGGCGATTTCTGGACATCCGTGCAGGACTCCTGACGCGGCCCCCACCACCACCACCACACAACAGAGACAGAGGACAAAAATCCATGAACGCAGCAACTGAAACAAAACCCGCGCTATTTGTCGGCCAGGCCGTGCGCGATATGTACCACAACGGCGGATTTATTTACAAAATCGAAAACGACGATCGCGGCATGTTCACGCTAGGCTCCGGCAAAATCAAAATGCGCCCGATCACGCAGCGGGTGCATATCGTGTTCACCGGTGACAATCCGCACACGGCCTGTGTGGGAGAGGACCAGGCCGCGCGCTATGTCGCCTGGCGCGGCCCGGCTGAACCGGCCACATCGTCGCAACTGGCCGAATATATCAGCGACGCGGAGACGCACCAGGCGAACGCGCGAACCGAACAGCACCGCAAGAGGGCCGACGACGAACAGCGCCGCGCGCTCTTCCTTGCCGACGCGCAGACGAAAGTCCCGCCCGGCGCGAAAGCCGTTTTAATCGCACAATACCGTGTGGACGACTCCGATATAATGATCGACTATTTCGCCAGTCACTCTGAACAAACTTTAATTCTGGGATTCTCGAATCACACGCGCGACTTGTTCCCTGAAATGCGCAAGGCTGCCGCTAATGCTCCGGAGACCGCTTTCCTTGTGGACGCACCAGGCGATTACGAGCACCGCGAAAAATACAGTCAAGGTGCGGGCTACTATCTCGGCAAAAATAGATATTCGGGCTGGTTCGTGAAAAAAGTTCCTCTCTATGATCGCGGCGCCGCCGGTGTTCCTGTCGGTGAATGGCGGTTACCTGCTGTTGAAGCCTCTGCACGCGCTCCCGTGCAGACCGGCCAGCAGGTAACCGTCACGAGTGGCCCGGGCTTCACCATCGAAGAGCACACGCACACGAAAAAAGGCTTTCAGATGTTTATCGTTATCCTTGCCGATCGTGTGGCCCGTGATGAATACGAACGGATTCTGAGGGCCGCGCAGGATATCGGCGGCTGGTACTCACGTCCATGGGGCAAGACGCCCGGCGGCTTTGCCTTCAAACAGCAACAGACCGCGCAAGACTTCGCCGCCGAATACGTCAGCGGCAGTCTGGACGATATCCCACAGAGCGCAATGACGCGCCCGGAGGTTTCCGGCACGATCCCATGCGCGGCGCCTGGTCGCGGTGAAAAACTGCGCATGCTCGCGGAGGGCATGCGGTCGGACATCGATAACAAGCTGGGCGACCGTCTGGAAAACACGCCCAAGCGCGCCGCGCAGGGCGCACACGCCCGCTTGGAAGCCTACAAGCTACAGCGAGCCCAGCAAGTGCTTTTCCGCCTCGCGGATCTGTACGACGCGGGACACGTTCCCCTGCTCCTGTCCGGGATCACTTCGAAAAGTGCCGTGCTTGAGCACATGAGCGCGAAAACGCAACAGGTACAGAACGGCTTTCACAGTTACAGCATTGAAACCGTGCCGCTGACTCCGATCAAGTCCGATCCGATCACGCTGGCACTGTGGGCCTTGCTTGACGCCCCGGACCCGCGCCAGGCGGAGCAAGATGAACTGAAACGGAAAGTAAACGCGGTGAAGCTGTCCGGCAGCATCCCGGGATACTTTCCGACGCCGCCGGCCGTGGTCGCTGAAATGATGAACGCGGCACAGGTGAAGGACTACCATACAGTTTTGGAACCGAGCGCGGGAGACGGTGCGATTCTGGCCGCGATCCCGGACGGGTGCCTAACGGTCGCGTTCGAGATCAATCACACGCTTTGCGACATTCTCAAGCTGCGCGGCTTCGATATGTGCCCCTCTGATTTTCTGGAACAACAGCCGGGTAAACTCCGTTTCGACCGTGTGCTGATGAACCCGCCCTTCGAGAATCAGCAGGACATAGCGCACGTGCTGCATGCGTTCCAGTTCCTGAAACCCGGCGGGCGTCTTGTCGCGATCATGTCGCCTGGCTGGCAGACCCGCAATAGCAAACAGGCAGAAGAATTCCGCGCCTGGTTCGAGCAGAACCGGGGCCTGGTCGTCGCGCTCCCGGCCGGATCGTTTAGAGAGTCCGGGACCGGCGCGTCCACTGTAATGATTATCGTGGACCGGGAGGAAATGTAATGTACACATACACTTTACAGCCGTTTCTCCGTGACTACTTGCTGACCCTGCAGGTCCTTCCGCTGAACGATCCCAAGGAACTGCCGGAGCTGCTGGCATGACGATCCGACTAAACAAACTGGAAACGATCCGGCGCCGTCGCGAAGATCGGCAGCTTCGGGAGTTTCTGCAAGCCGAATTCGCGCGCACGCTCCGCAAAATCGAAGAAGAGGCCCGGGTGCGAGAGTGGCGCGAGCGTGTCGACAGAGAGCTGTCTGAACACAGGGTACGCGCGAAGCTCGCGAAGCTGAAGCTGAAGCTGAAACGGCAAATCGAAATTCTTGCCGCGCTGGGTTTTATCCTTGCTGCTGCTGCATGGTGGCTGCAATGAACGAAAAACTCGGGCAGTTCCCCACTCCAACATGGGCCGCTGAAATGCTGGTGACCAGGCACTTTCACCAGCTGACCGGCGCCGACACGGTGTTAGAGCCGTCCTGTGGCGACGGTCGTTTCCTGCTCGCGATCCCGGCGCATGTTCCCGCCTATGGTGTTGAAATCGACCCCGATCTGGCGGACCAGGCGCGCGTTAACACCGGTCGGGAAATCCTGACCGGTGATTTCCGAGACGTGGTCCTCCCTCACGTACCAACAGCCGTCATCGGTAATCCGCCATTCACCGTTTCAACCATCGATGAATTCCTGACCAGGTGTCACGACGTTCTGGAATACGAGGGCCGTGTGGGACTGATCGTGCCCGCGTACTATTTCCAGGTCGCGCGCCGGGTGGTCCGACTGAGTCGGCAGTGGTCTATCAGTCAGGAGCTGTTGCCGCGCAACCTGTTCGACGGCTTGGCCATTCCCATTTTGTTCGCTAACTTCCGCAAACAGCGTAAGACCGTGTTGTCTGGTTTCTTTCTGTACGCGGAGACCGAGGCCCTTGAATCACTGCAGAAAAAATACAGGGCGATGTTTTGGGGCAACACGGCTACCGCACGAGTTTGGGAACGAGCGTTCGCCGCAGCGCTGCAGACTCTCGGCGGCGAAGCGTCACTCGAACAGGTTTACCAGGTGATCGAAAATGACCGCCCTACCACGACCGCCTGGTGGCGCGAAGCACTGCGCAAGATTGCGCGGCAGTGTTTCGAGCCGCTGGGCAACGGCATGTACACGTTCAAAACCACTAACCAAGAGGACATACTGGAATGATCCGTGAAATATTTAATGCGATCCAAAACTGGCGCCTGAAAACGCGCCAGGCGCGCGCGGCATGGGAATTTCGTGTCGGCTATCTGTCCGTCTTGGACAGACGGCTGTTTCCGGACGAACCGCCTATGCTGTCGGACTCCGAACGGCTGCGGCTGTTGATCAAATCCGAAGCGTTCCGGTACGGCTGCGACATGGCGCGGGCTCGAAACGCCGATCATAGCCGTTTGAGCTTCACGGCGGAGAACGCCATGCGACTGGTAGTGTCCGATGCCTAGAGAAAACCTTTTTGCTTCTGACGGCCAAGACCCGGTAGAAGACGCGCTGTATCAGGAGACGATGGCGTTGATCCACGGATATCAGAGGGATAAAAATGCGTCCATGAATTCCGTTATGGCCGCCATGTCCACTGCGCTCCTGATGATCGCCTACGAGTACAACATCACGCCCGCGGACATTTCTGAAATGTGGGCCGAACTCAGTAAACACATGACGGAGGAATTGCTAAAACATGCAAACTCAAACGACCACCACTAACCCGATCCGGTTCACGGCCGTCCGCACCCCACTGGGCGGCCTGTCCAGCACTCTCCCGCCGGCGCCGGAGGGAGATAAAGAACTGCTGTTGCATGCTGTTGCCGCGTTCGGACACTTGATACCCAGGGGCACTAAAGTATCAGGGCCTGAATTCGCACAACGCATCCGTAACGTCTATTCACACCCCCGGGCTACTCAGATAGCCGATACTTTGGAGAAATATTAAGCCATGAACCCGTTCACCTACACCTGTAAAAACTGCAAGGGCCATAATATCAGTAGCCGCGCAACGGTCTACTGGAACCACGTCAAACGCGTTTGGGAGGCCGATCTGGACTCGATCCTTGATGAAGACGAGTTGATCTGTAACGATTGCGTGGAGGGCGATGGCGTGGACCACACCGCCAGCGATAATCCGGTAGACCGTCGCACGGAACTCCGCTTGGTCGTTGTGGTGGAAAAAGGCACGGTCCACGAAGTGTTCGCGGATGCCGTGCCCGGAATCAGCCCGCTTGTGTGGGTGTTGGACAAGGACTGTGACAGTGCGGACCAGGAAACGGCCCTACAAATTTACGACGACATCAAAGAAAAGGGTGGCGTCGAATTGGATTTAACGTAATATAGTCACCGGCTAACCACCACCACACTTTTACTTGACAACACAGGGGCACTGCATTTTATGGCTATCATACCAGAGGATTCTTTTCTGGCGGGTCTGCAACCGGATTCGACAGGACCACATTCAGATTCAGAAACAGCGGGAGCCTTTTTGTCCTCCGCCCTCCGCTCCCGGTCGTCGAAAGGACTCGTTCCAGGACCCACCATCAAGCAAATCAATTATCTACGGGACCTGCTGGCCCAAGCGGGTGTGGCTCACGGCTTGATGAAGGTTGTGTTTCCTGATAACAGCGTAGAATTATTCCCTCTAAAAAAATTCCTGCAAGGGGGAGACTCTCCTCCCGCGCCGACATGGCTGAGCCGAGACGTAATGTCGAATCTGATCGATCGGATCAAGGTAGGAGCTTATACACCAAGCGTGGAAAAAGGTTTCTATACGATCTCCCTGTGTCAGAGCAGTTCGGATTCGTCAACGTTCAGTCCCGACGAGTTCAGCGATGTATCCGACAGTGCAACGGCTCCGAAAGTCGATCCGGGAAGTCTGGACCACATCGACATAACTATCGATGCAACTACGTACACCGTCACCGCAGTAGACCTTGCGGCGGAACCCGACGCAGGAAAGACGCATGTGCGTGATCCGAATTCACCGCCTGAAAAAGGCAAGCCCAAAAAAGAGGCAAAAGCTGCCGCCTTGCGCAGCTCGGTGCCGGAGACGAAGGCGGCCATCGATGTGGACGTGGTGATCAATAACGTCATGCACCAATCGGTGCTGGGAGACCTGGACGAAGCGGAACGTCTCCTGGTGTCCGCAATACATGACGCACAGCAGGCCGCGGTCGACCGCGCGCTGCAGCACGCACCGTCGTCTCTGGAACCGGTGCAAACGGTCTACGTCACCGTCGACCAAGAGGGCCGCGAGGTACCGCGGACCCACGCGACCGCCCGCCAAGTTGGCATCACGTCCGTACGGGACCTGTGGTCACATGTACTCGGGAGCGCGCCCGGCGCCGGGGACTATGGACTCCCGGTCTGGGATGCCCCGCCAGCGCTACGGCCGATCCTGTACGACGTGTCCGCACTACACCACAAGCACGATTTGCGCACGATCTGCCAGGTGATCCAGAACGGTGGACACCTGTGGCTCACGGGCCATAAAGGCACCGGCAAAACAACGTTTGCCATGTCCCTGGCGCAGGTCTGCCGCCGGCCGTTTTTCCGTATCCAGCACCACGCCCAGACGGAAGCGCTGGACCTGCTGGGGAGCAAGGGACTGCGCGCTGGCGAGACCGTGTTCGAGCCGGGCATTCTGCTCACGGCCATGCAGACCGCCGGCGCCGTGATCCTGCTCGACGAACCTACGCTGGCCAGCCTGACGCTGTCGGTGTATCAATCAATTCTCGACGAGGGGTTCATCCAGCTGGACGACCGTGTTTGCCGTTTGGCGCCTGGCGTGACGTTCATCTGTGCAGACAACACAGCCGGCAGTGGGGACACGTCCATGATCTACCACGGCACAGCCCCAGTGAACGCCTCGTTTCTGGACCGCTTCGACGCTGTGATTAAAATGGACTACCTGCCGCGCGACGCCGAGGTCCGTTTGTTGTCGCAGCTGACCGGATTGCCGGAGGCGAAGTGCAAAACTATTTGCACATTCGCACAAAAAGTCCGCGACGCCGTGCATGGGGGCAGCGTGGCGGAGCCTATCTCGTTCCGTCGCCTGGTCGCCTTCGCCAAGGCGCTGCTCGCCGGGGTCCCGAAACAGGTGGCACTGGCCAACACGATCGTGTCGTTTGTCGTCTCGCCCAGCGACCGGGAAACCTATGTACAGTTAGCCAACGGACACCTGTAGCCATGGCCACCAATTACAACATGACTCTTGACCAGTTTTGTGCCGAAGTTAAACGCGCTATGCAGGAGAAAAACATTCCACTGGATACACCCATCTGGTACATCGACATATCGTTTCCACAGCCGGGGGCGATTGACGTACGCAACGAAGGCCCCGGCCTGGCGGTGCTGGAATGAGTTCACACTTCGATGTTCAGACCAACCCGCTGACCACCGGCGCGTCGGTGAGCGTGCTCGACTACGTGCATGCGTCCGGCGCCGCGCTGAAACAACTCATTGACGAACACAAGACGGGCTACGTGGCGTGTGTACAGACGAAGATCAATTCTTCATGCGACACGGCGAGCGTCACGTTCAGACCCACAGTATCCAAGGGCGCTGATGAACTGCCCTATAGATTCATTATACCCCACAACAAAACGCCGATGCTGGTGTCATTCACGCTACCTGGGTTTATCCGGGCCGACGATCGGTTGTCTCGCGTCCAAGCGGATACCTGGACTGGGTACTGGGTGCACGAGGCCCTGCATGTGCTGTACTCGGACTTGAGGGCTATCAGGGAGCACGAGGAGTTCGCTCGACAGGACCTCTACGGCGCGTTTAGTCGTGCGGCCGCCCAACGTCAGGGATTCGCGCTATACCGGGGCCTGTACAATGCACTCGAAGACGTACGAATCGAGTACCTGGCACAACGCGACGGATGCGTGAAAAACCTCAGCGTCTGTCTCTCCCGGTTGCGGAACTTTTCATACACCCACAGCGTTGAGGGACGACCACCGGGGGTCCCGGAAAATGTGTTGGACCTTCCAGAAAATGCTGCGTACACCATGAAAATCGTACTCAATGTACAGCTGCTGGGCCTCGACCTGCCCCGCGTGGTTCGTGACTGGACGGAGGCGACTCGCATGCCGGGGGTTCTGGAGTCCTATTTGACGAGCATGGTCGACGCCCCCTTGACCACGCAAGAGGCCGTGCACACGGCAAGTCTGCAGATCGCCAAGGACCTGATTCAACTGGCGCTGGACTGGGCGGAGCCGGGCGACTCTCAGACAGATCCCCCGAAGAGTAGCCGCGATGGCGAAACTGGTGATGGCGAAACGGGTGATGGCGAAACGGGTGATGGCGAAACTGGTGATGGCGAAACGGGTGATGGCGAAACGGGTGATGGCGAAACTGGTGATGGCGAAACGGGTGATGGCGAAACGGGTGATGGCGAAACGGGTGATGGCGAAACGGGTGATGGCGAAACTGGTAGCAAAATATCACGCTCTGACTGTGACGCTACGGACAGGAGCGCGTTCGCCGCTTTGTTGACCGCGGAGATACCGGCTACCGACGACACCTTGGAAGGACTGTTAAAGCGGAATTCGACGCCCCGAAGTCACTACAACGCGCCAGTAGAGCAATTTTTGCTCACCTTGTACGAGCCGATGTCGCGATGGACCGGAAAATCCATATCGACGAATCCCGACGTGCGATCCCTGTTGCCGAGAACAGCGCAGCTTGAAAACGATTTGAGATACCTGGTGCGGGCTCCGGACCAGTCCGGGATTGCCGGTCACAAACACCGGGGACGACTGCAGAGTCGGGCCATTCCGCGCGGCATCGCCGGAGCATCCGACATTTTTCAACGCCGGTGGCTCAACGAGGGACACAATACAGCCGTCCTGGTGATCATTGACCGATCCGGGAGCATGAGTACGAGCGCCAATGTGAGCGGCGACACCCGACAGTCTGTGGCGAACGCCCTCGTGTCCGTTATTGGGGACACCCTGAGGCGCGCCGGTGCCCCCTTCGCGGCCACCGCGTTTAACACCGACACTTCCATCATCAAAACATTCACGGACCCCTGGGACCGGACGATAAAACGACGGGTTATGGCAGTCTTCCCGGACGGCTACACTCGGGCCGACTGCGCATTCGTACAGAGTGTCCAACTGTTCCGGCAACTGAGCCCGAGTCTGAAAGTTACACGCCGGATTGTCTTATTTGTAGTGGACGGAGACAACGACTCAGGTCCTGAGATCATGCAGAGATTGACCCCACGGCTGAAAATGGCGTATCAAATTGACGGCGTGTACGGTCTCGGCATCGAAAGGGAAATCATGTGGGGGCTGGATGGCGCTGAGAAGGTGGATGGCCGGACCATCGGTGCAGTGGGGCTGAAAACAATCAAACGCGCCCTGATAGAACGCAAGTAAAAGTTTAATCAAAACTGTTGTTTTTGCGTTTCGTCTTTGCTAGTTTTGTACTCGCGCCCCCTAAGACCCGGAAGGTGAGAAACCGCGCAAATTAATGATAGACGCCGCCGGGAATTAGTCCGGTTGACGGGTTGCGGGGGCGGTTGATCGGAGGAAACAGAGTAATGAGTTGGCGTAATAGCGTGTGTAAAGGAGTCTTTGCCCGAGGCCCCGCGACCCAGGCCCGGGGTGGTCTGCGGGCCTTGTGCCCGCAGTGCGGATATTGCGTGCACGTTGAGGCGAGCGGAGCACTGAGAAAACACCGGTTTCGGACCAAGCGCCGTGTCCGTTGGTTGTGAATCATGGCAGACCGATCTAAAAAATTTGACAAGACCCGTTTCAGTGCGTGGCTGCGCGAGAATGGCCACCGCATCTTGCCCGGAATTGGCCGCGGGGAAGTCCTGCGCTTCGAAGGCGGCGAAAACGTCGGGGTTGTCACGGTAGACAGTCGTGGTCAATATCATTTCAGTGAGATAGCCGCAATCGCCTTCGACTTTTTCGAAGCGGGCATGCCGTATGCGGCGACAATACGAACGCCGTACAAGAAACACCCCGGGGGCTTATACGACAAACTGCGGGAGCGTGACGGCCCGGACTGTTTCTATTGCGGGCTCCCCCTGGCCGGGGGCCTCACCACGATAGAACACCTGTTGTCGCGCCATCACGGGGGCTCGGATCATCTGGCCAATCTGGTGCTGGCGCACGAACCCTGTAATCAAGAAGCCGGGCACCTGTCGGTCATCAAGAAAATTGAATTGAGGGACCGGAAACGCGGAATCGTACCAATCGACATGCGACAGGGCACCGAATACACGCTCATCGTTTCCGAAGATTTGTCGGTGCCGGACCCCGAAGATTTGTTAGCCAGCCCCTTTCACAGTGAGTAGGACTTGAGCCCATGAATAAACCCACCCGTTGGATCGAGTACGCACTGTCTGTCGCAGTGACCATTGTTATGCTGACGTGGCTCGGTATCATGATCGCACGAGTGCTCCTGCCATGACACTCCCGGCGGGGTATTTGCTCTGTGTCCAGACGTCGGAAAACAACGGCCTGGTGAACATTGAACGACTGTTGCCGGGCTTGTCGTCTGCCGAAGCGCGCATGTTTTACGAAATCGCAAAAGATTTTACGTCGAACGGCGTGTCAGATGCCCGGGGCGCTGGCGGAGATAAATTCATCCAGCCGGCGTTTCTGTCGTGGTACCGGCACCGAATTCTGACGAAACATCCTGACATCCCGGTGCATGTGCAAGAAAAGTGCAGTCTTGACATGGATTTTTACGCCAACATTCTGTGCCTGATCCTCGGAGAGCCAAGCGACTACTTAAGCATCCGCGGAATTTATGTGCGCAAAGTGGACCAAGTGCGTCTGTACTACCTCGAAAAACAATTGGACGATATCGAACCCCCGGGAGTACCCCAGTAATGAATCCTCTTGAACTGCAAGAGCAGATCGAAGACCGGCTGATCGGGCTGCTGCACATTCGCAAGGCCGAGATACACACGCTGCTGGGTGTTTCCAAAACGTCCTGGTTCGAGTACAGCAAGGGCATCCGGCCCATGCCGGAGTATGTGGCGTATTCGATTCAGGCGCATCTGGCGTTGCCGGACATGGAACTGGACGAACTCATGTCAGCGCGTCTGATCGAAGAGCCAAAACCCACCGTGCGCCCGGCGATTGAGCCGGATCCCCTGGATTGACCATGAACGATGCGTTGTCGCAAACAGTGTGTGGGTTTTTCTTTTACTCAAATATCGAACCTAGTTAGAGGGCAAACATCATGAACGAAGAAGAGATTAAAATTCGCAAGGCACTAGACCTGTTCGAGCGTTACGTGCAAGCTTTGGTATACGCCACGGGGATCGGCCCTATGCATCCCCACGACGCGCTCCAGATGGTCCGTGAAGAAGTCGTTACGGCCATTAAAAAGGAGTTGGAGCAATGATCGACTACGACAACCTGACCGAAGACCAGCTGGCCGACGGCCGGATCCCGAATCCGAAGCGCAGCAAGCTGCGCGTGCTGCACCACGGCGGACGCGGCGCCGTCATTTGCGATCTGGATGGCACGATTCGCAATGACCACCATCGTCGGCATTTCGTTCAAAAACATCCGAAAGATTGGGCCGCGTTTTATCGCGCCTGCGTAGACGATACACCGCATCCTGCGGTTACGGCTACCTTGGACGGCTTTGCGAATCTTGGCTATGATCTCATCATTTTTACTGGATGTTGTCAGTCCATGCGGGCCGAAACAGAACAGTGGCTGAATTTTTACGAGATCAGCTGTGACTCGATCCGAATGCGTCCGATAGGCGATCACACAGCGGATACTGAACTCAAGAAAAAATGGCTGTTTGAGTTATTCACACCCGGGGAGATCGCCAACGGTATTGTGACCTTGGTCCTCGAAGATCGAGACCGCATGGTGGCCATGTGGCGCGAACTCGGGATACCCTGTTTCCAAGTCGCGCCGGGGGCCTTCTAACCATGAATACGCCACAACTGGATCTGTCTTTCTCTGAATTGCGTACCGTCAACAGCGAGCGCAATGTTCAATGGACCGGGGCCGCCGAACCCTGGGCCGTAGCCGACTACGTGCTGGAATTTGTCGGCGAATTCGGCGAAGCGTGCAACGTGATGAAAAAGTTGAAGCGCATTGCCTCGGGCATGATCGGTAACACCGCTGACGAGGAAGAAGCCCTGCGCGCCCAGCTTGCGGACGAACTCGGCGACGCGCAGATATGCCTTGACCTGCTGGCCAACGCAGCCGGCGTGGACTTGGGCGCAGCTACACGGGTCAAGTTCAACAAGACGTCCGTTAAGCACGGTTTTCCGCAAAGGCTGTGACTGTGAGAGAGTCGTCCTATTACACATTGGATGAGGTCTGCCAGTTCCTGCTCGGCGCCGCTCCCCTCGGCAAGCATTGGTTCGACGAGACACCCCCCGGGCGTTCGAACTTCTGGTGGCGAGAGCACTTGCGTCAAGCGATGCGCGCCGGAATGGGGGCCGGACCGCTGCAGGTTCCGGATATAGTAAAAGTGGTGGCCGACTTTTACCGAATCAGACCGGGGGTGCTTTCAGGGCACGGGCGCAGTAAAAACATTGTCGGCCCCCGACACATAGCTATGTACTTGTGTCGCAAACACGCCAACGCATCTTTGCCGGAGATAGGCGATGTATTCAATCGTGACCACACCACCGTTGCCCATGCGCTCAAACAAGTTGAATCAGGACGCTGGACGGTCCCGCCCAAGCTCGAAGCTCTCCTGGTGCAAGTATTGCAAGAACAAACGAACGATCAAGGGGCATCCATGCCCGCTCTGCAAAGGTAGCCTGTCGTCGACAGGCAAGGATCCAAAATGAAAAGTGAACACAAACTGCTTGCCTGCGTCGCGTTTGCGGTTGCCGCGATTTTTGTTTGCCTTGTGTGGTCTGCCGCATATGTTGGCGCGCACCGCAGCGCTGACGCGGTACGACTTGCAGAACTGGCGGTAGAGGCGAAACGATTGGAGCAGGCGCCTTAGCATGGCAGGTTTTCGTTCCCGGCATCGTTACCGTTGTCGTCCGTGCCGTAAAAAAGGTAGTGCCAAAAACCACGGACACTTCACGCTTAGAAAGTCCCCAACTCAACTGGCGAAGAAAGGCCGCGTACCGAAGTGCCCGCGGTGTCGATCGGACGATGTCGCCGATATGGAGTTCATCCGCCGTCGCGCCGTCGCCAAAAGGAGGGATACTTGTTACTGTGCGGGAGTCCCCCATCCGCACACCCACGCCAAACATCTGTTATGCGTTCACTTTCCGCATGAACATCTTATTTTTCACTGGCCCCGGGACTACCCAGGGACCCTTGAGCGCGAACAGGACCTCGAAGAGCGTTCCGAAGATCTGTGGAACCCTCATAACGGCAAGCACCGGCGGGGTAAAACCCGATGACCAAAGTGTACCGGCATCCCTACAATCGCTCGAAACAACCCAGCCCGTTCGAACGTCCTCCTAAACCGCGTTGGTTGGCCCGATCGTTTGCGGAACACGTAGCCCTCGGCAAAAACCGACGGAGCTACCAATACTGGACCCGGATGTTCTACGCGACGCCACCTTGGCTGACCGACGAACACGTACGGCAGATGAAATTCCGGAAAGAAACATGCCCGGATAACTGTGAACTGGACCACGAAGTCCCCTTGGCGCATCCAATCGTGTGCGGTCTGAATGTGCCGTGGAATCTGGCCGTTAGGCCCAAAACCGAAAACCAGCAAAAAAGTAACGCCTGGTGGCCCGACATGCCAATGCAGCCCGTCGATATGTTTTGTGCGCACCGGCATACGACGTTCGAACTGGATCCTGGGCATCCCCAACGTCGTAAAAAGAATCGCCCGGCCCGGCGGGCGATTGTGCGAACCGGTGAACAGGGATCCCTTACGTTATCTCGGGGCTCGGCGCTCGGCGCTCAATCCGTAGAATGTGTGCCAAGTCCAAAATTGCGTCGTTGATCAGCTCGACTTCATCGCATATCCGCTGCGGCGTTTTCACCAAAGCGTCGGCTAACGACCCCACGTCTTTTGGATCGGGTGCGGCTGGAGCGGTCTCCTCGGTTTTTCATACAGTCCTCTTTTTGGCGGTGGGTTTCCGGGAGACGTCCCGGCGCGTTGTCTCTGTTAGGTTGTGTATGGCTGTGATGCATGAACGCGGAATGTAGACAACCCCGCTCATCTGAATATATTCAACGCTTCCGACGTCTCCCATATTGGGCGCCAGTGCGATTTGGCTATCCGTGTCTTGGACCAGAAACCCTACAGACACGCACTGGACGACCGGCGCCGGTTCAAAATCAGCCAGTCTTTGCCAGGTCCCTGACGGCTGACGACTGTCCAGCCACTCAACAAGCACCAGGGGACATTTTTTAGATGAGTGGGTCATAGGGGACTCTCCTGATGAAACTGCGCTGGCGGCCCAGCCCCGGGTAGTTGTACCGAATACCAGGTTCGTAGTCCCAGCCGACCATTTTGGTCATCGCCTCGTGTATTTGGTTCGACCACAAGCGGTTCAATTTGATTTCGGGTTCGCCGAAGCAATCAACCCAGATTTCGCGCACGCAGGTATAATCTTTCGGAGGCGCTATACTCGGAGACGACGCATCCTCGAATTCGCCGGCTTTGCCGGGATTGTCCAGCCAGACGGCGATACGGCTGGCCAACCCATCATCGAGTTCACGTTTCTCCTGTTCTTTCTCCGCCATGGCATTGACGCGGGGATCCAGCCACAGTTGTTCGCCGTTCTGCCAGTACAGCAACGCTTCGGCCCAAATCTGGTCTATGTGGTTGGCCAGCTGGGCGATGTTTACCGTACGTTGCCCGGTTCGGCTCATGTCGCAACGCACTGGCCAAAAACGGCGATGCCCCGTGGCGTCCGTCAGATAGTGCTGCCGATTGGTCGTCATGACAAACACGCACTGCCGGGGATAGTCTTGGGCTACCCGCCCGTATTTCGGTCGCATACGATCCGTGGTACGTGTGACAAACGCTTTGACTTCCTCGTCATTGCGCCGGGTGACCAGACCTTCACCCTCGGGGAGTTCGCATATCCATTTGGCCGTCATGTTTTCGACCGCTTTTTCCCCGAGATCACGGCCCAGCCCTTCGCAAAACCAGCTGGAGTTTTTCGCCAACGTCGACAGGAACATGCCTTTGCGTATCCCCTGCAACCCCTCAAGGATCAACATATAGTCCCACTTACTGCCGGGAATTTTTATACGGTTGATCGCGCCGCACAGGAATTTGCGGGTAACCGCCCGGGTGTACTCGTTGTCTTCGGCGCCGAGGTAGTCAACCAAAAGTGTTTCTGCGCGCGGCACTCCATCCCACTTCGGCAAGGACTTGAAGTACGCCAGTACGGGATGAAAGCGGTTTTTGGTTCCTACAACTTCGACAGCCGCGAAGACGGTTTCGGTAGGGATTTTCTGTAGAGAGTATTTCCGTTCCAGCATCAGCTTGATCTGGGGCACGTCCCGATCGGTAAAAATAGAACCGTTCACCCGGCTGCTTTCCAGTAAAAAATCCCGTTTGTTTCGGTGCGCTACGCGCCGGGTGAGTACGTGATAGCGTCCGAATTCATTGAATCGAATGTTATGACCCCACTCCGGATCAAAGGCGAGAATTTTTGAAATGTTGGAAAGCGTGTCCGTGTACATGCCCCTCTTGTCTACGTCCAGGGTAGACTCCCAATCCGGGGGCGTCTGTGGGTTGACAATGGCCGCGGATGCGATCTTTACCGACAGGTCCGGAGGCCCCCCAAGGATGTCCGATTGATCGTCCTCTGCGTCGTCCGTCTCTTCGGTGCCCGTGACAATCTGACTATGCGTTCCGGTGTTTTCTTCGGCGGGGTCATCCAAAATATCGTCTTGCCCGGACAAATCGACGTTATCGAACTCGTCGGTGATCATCTGCGCCCGTTCTCGCGCGACATCTTTTTTCAACTCGGGGTCCGCCTCGATCATCGTCAACATGGCGATATAGCTTGGCCGCTTGTGGACGGGCGTGTCTTCACGACTCTTTTTGTCCAGAGCACCGAACTTGTGTAGTCGCACCAGGTCAAAACTGTTCACCAGGCGCCCTGAACATGGATCGGACTCGTGGTGTGAGTACAAGAACGTGTCGTTGTCGTACGTCACAGCGCCATTCGACGTAGTGCCCCCGAGATAGGTATAGCGCCCTGCGGTGCCTTGGGAGTATACGTCCGGAATGAACAGGTCCATGGCGTCTGAAATTGAATACGCCCGACAAAAAGCACCAATCCATCCAGACTTGCTCCGCGGGTCTGGCGCTCTCTCTTTGACGTGATGGATCAAGGTCTGACCGTTGTGCGCAGGCCATTGCGTGATGTCCGTCCAATCTGTGTACAGTGCCAGAATGGTGTCTGGGTCCACCCAAACACCTTTATTCTCTTTGTAAACATACTCTCCATCGACACTGTGACTGGGGTAGTGCATGACGCGAGTAAACTGGAACGTGGTTTTGTCGTAGTAGTCGATGTTGTACAAGCTCGCCAGCTTGCGCGCGACGGCTTCATATTCTTCGCCGTTGACCGGACGCGTCAGGGGAAATACTTGACGTAAACGAGGCTTTTCGGGCGAGTGTTTGTGCGTGCTATGCAGCGCATAGGTCCACGTATTGAACGCTGTCGCGAGTCCGTCGATCCACTCGGATCCAGTCAGGTGATCCAGGTCCAGCGTGATCGCGTCGCGCGATTCGAGGTTTTCTTTTTTGCGGGTTTTGGTTGAGTAGCGACCGAACACATAGTAGCCAACATCTTTAATGCGATCCTGGGTATCTTTGTCAAGGCCCATGTATTTTTTATATGTTTCGGTCGTGACGACAGGCTTGCGCAAAGCCGCAGTGAAGGCAGCCCATGTGGTACTGGTATTGTCGATTTTGTTGCTGGTAACTGTACCACCCACAGCCAGAGACAAGAGTCTGCCGCCAGGCGGTTGTTTGACTGACAGGGGTACTACCGAAGTCCCGGATGCGGCCATACTGGCAGGCTCCTGCACAGCAGGCTACTTGTTGACTTTTACAGGGCGAATAGCCTGAACCGCTTTGTGTGCGCCGGGGCACAGAATCTTGAACGGAATCTTGCCGCGACTCATCCTTTCGATCTGCAGTCCCCGTAACGGAGGGAATTCTCGAGCCAACAACGAGTTGTTCACTGCTTGCCGGGAAATTCGTAGGGTGGCCGCGATATGATCGATTCCCCGGCAGTGTTTGTTCAGCAGTTTTTCCAGGGCTTCGCGGGAGATCGTACGAAATCCGGCGGTGACGATTTTTGCGGGGCGACCAACTTTGTTGGATGACTTGATCATGTTAGGTTCCTGGGAGTGATTCGGGTGCCGAAATTTTTACTTAAATTTATTGTTGACGCAGGATAAAACACTCTGCTAGATTTTGAAAGGTCGAAAAGCAAAAAATTTTTCGGCCCCGTCAGCCACCCTTTTATACAACGAACGAGGCTCTTATGGAACACAACTTGCACACCGATATCCAGAATCTGACCAAAGCCGTCTCTGGCTTGACCGCGGCGATCATCGCGCTGACTGCGGTCGCCGCCGGTAGCCCTCCCCGGGGTGTCGCACCCAGCGGGACCGGAACTCCTTCCCCGGGGAGAAAAGGTCGCATGAACCTGAAAGAGCCTCCGGATCCCCTGAAAAACGAAGCCGGTGTCACGACAAGTGAACCCGCTCTCAACAAAGACGAGATTCGCAACCTGTTGAAATCTGTGAACAGTCGGGATTTTTCGTTGGCGACTCTTGCCAAGTTCAAAGTCACGACTCTCAGTGCTCTCGACGCCAAGCACTACCCAGAAGTTGCGGAAATGGTCCGGGTAGAACTCGAACGTCAAGCGCTCGCCGCGGCGGACGCCAACTCCGACCCAACCGACGAGTAAGCGCTTATGTCCAATAACGATTATTTGTTGGATGTCGACCCCGGGGCGCGTCACTCCCCCGTCGGCGGGAGCGTCATGGACCGGGTGCTGCTCTGTCCTGGCTCGGTTCTTGCATGTCACGGACTTCCGAACAAGTCCTCGAAATTTGCGGACGAGGGGAGTTTCGCGCATGCGTTTGCGGAATACTGGCTGCGTCACCGTTACCAGATCCCCGAAGGCGGATGCGGCGGATCATCCGCATTCAAGGGGGACCCGACAGTGCTCGCCGGGTGGGAAACCCCACAATGGCCTGGTTACACCGTGACCGAAGATATGGTGGCCGAAGTCCGCAAGTACATCCTGTACATCGACACGATCCTGAACGCCAATCCCGGTGCGGAGATCGCCGTGGAAGTGGCCCTGGACTACAACCACCTGATTCGCAGCGGCTCAGGCACCGTGGATTGTGTCATCATCTGTGACACTATCCTGCACGTAGTTGATCTGAAATACGGCGCGGGTCTCGTGATACACGCCACGGAGAACAAACAACTCCTGACGTACGCGACCAGTGTCAACGAAATCTTCGGATCCTTGTACGACTATATGGAAATCGAGGTTCACATCGGGCAACCCCGACGCGACCACTTCGATTCGTGGCGTTTCGAAAGACCACGAGCCGAACAGTTCGCGACGGCGCTGAAAACGATCGGGCAGCTGATCGTTCGCCCCAACCCACCGTTCAACCCCGGGGAAAAACAGTGCTATTTTTGCCCGGCAAGCGGCAACTGCAAAGCCCAGTTGGAGAAATTCCAGAAAGAGGTTTCCGAGGAGTTTAGCAACATTTCAGACCCCGCAGACCTGCCTCTGAATGCGTTTCTGCACATCTTGGGTGATATCCCGTTATGGACCGGACTTTTCAGCAAGTGGCAAGCCCGGCTCGAACAAGCCCTGCTGGCTGGAGAAGACATACCCGGCTGGAAGCTGGTGCGCGGTCGCCGAGGCAATCGTCAGTGGGCTCTCGAAGACACGGTGGTCGTCGAAACGCTGACTGACGAATTGGCGATCGACAAGACGGAGTTGTTTGAACCCGCCAAGTTGAAGTCCCCGTCGAAAATGGAAAAGCTGTTGAAAGCCATTCCGCCGGACCTGGAAAAGAAACTCATTACTCAAGCCGAAGGCAAAGTTACGATCGCGCCAGCCACTGACAAACGTCCGGCAATCAAGCCGTCGGACGTTACGGAGGAATTTTCGGACGTGTCGAACGACGCGTTCCCGGAATAGCGCTTGACGCGAGCAAAAATTTCCCTAAACTGGTCGTAATGCGTGAGGGTGTCGGCTTCGGATGCCAAGTTAAAAACTTGGACGTAGAGTCCGACAACCAAACGCAGTAAACGATAAACCCATAAACGAAGAACGGAGATACCCCATGGCCCCACAAGCCCCCGCAGTAAAACCCGCCGCTGACATCGTCAAACTGGATAATGTTCGGCTCTCGTTCCCCGCCCTCACTGAATTCGAGCAGTACGAAGGCAAGTCGACCGGGAAATACACCGCCACTTTCCTGATCGACAAAAAGACCCAAGGTCCCCTCATCAAGAAAATCGAAGCGGCGATCGAGCGCGCCACCGCGGCTGCGTGGCCGACCAAACGCCCCAAAGACATTATCATTACCCTGAAAGATGGTGACGATGAGACCTACGATGGCTACGCCGGCAAGATGTCACTGAAAGCCGGTCGCAAAAACCGTCCGCATTTGCTGGCCGCGAATCGCGATCCGCTGTCGATCGAGGAGGCCAATGAAATCCTGTACGCCGGTTGTTATGTGAATGCCAGCGTCGACTTCAACGCGACGAAAGACGGCTACGGCAAGTTTCGTGTTTGGTGCAACTTGCGCGGAGTGCAATTCTACAAGCAAGGCGAACGTTTCGCGTCTGGTATACCGGTCAATGTCGATTCCGAGTTCGACGACTTTTCTGACGATTCCGACGACGGCTTGCTGGACGACTTGGCTACCGATCCGCTGGACGATTGAAACAAGACCTCTCCCGTGCTAACCACACGGGAGAGGCCATCAAGGACAGTACCATGGCCGAAGACCTGATCACCGACACTGAGGTTTACTCAGAAACCCCCATCAAAAAAGGTACGTGGGCGTTTCTGCGTGACCCACACGCGGAGTTGCTGTTGGCCTCCTGGGTGCTGGAAGAGAACCCCGATCAGGTGTACCAGTGGGCGCCGTTTGAAGGCGAACTGCCTCCCAAAGACATCATTTTCTATCTGCAGAGCGCCTGTACCCGGAAAAAATGGGCGTTTAACGCCATGTTCGACTTTTGGGCGTACAAACTCTTGCTGCCAAAACTCGGCTTTCATTTTCCGATGGACATTCGGGACTGGCGCTGCGACATGGTCAACGCGCTATCAAAGAGTTTGCCGAGCGGTCTCGAGTTACTGTGCCACGTACTCGGCCTGCCGCTCGACAAACAAAAACAGGCGCACGGTAAAAAACTGATCAAGCTGTTCTGCCAGCCGCAAGTCAACAAAGACGGATCCACGTGGCGGGCAACTCCACAATCGCACCCGGACGAGTGGCGCTTGTTCAAGGAGTACAACAAACAAGACTCCATCGCCCAGTGTGCGGTACACCGCATCCTGCAGCGCTGGCCCTGCAACGAATGGGAGTGGGACCTATGGCATCGGGACCAGGAGAAAAACGCCTACGGTCTGCCGATCAACACCGACATGGTCGTCGGGGCTCTCCGTATCGCACACCGGGAGAAGTCCCGGGCATTCGCCAAGATGAAATCCATTACCGGTCTCGACAACCCGAATAGCATCACGCAACTGCATGAGTGGCTGGATGATCAGCACGTGTACGTTCCAGACATGACCAAGCTGTCCGTAGCGGACGCCCTTGCGCACCCGGAAACCCCGGAGTACGTACAGGAAGTGCTACTGTGCCGACAAGAGGTCGCCAAGACCAGCACGGCTAAGTACGCTGCCCTTGTGGGCACAGTTTGCCCGGACGGCCGTCTGCGGGGTGCCTTCCAGTACCGCGGCGCCCCGCGCACTGGACGGGCTTCGGGGCGCATCTTCCAGCCACACAATCTGCCGAAAGGCAAGTTGGAGATAAAGGAACTGCACGAAGCCGTGGAACTGATTCAGCAGGGAGACCCGCAGGACGTGTTAGGACTGTACTACGGTCGGCCGATGGACGTGTTGAGTAGCTGTATTCGCGCTGTCGTACAAGCGCCTGCCGGGCAGCTTCTCCTGGTCGCGGATCTGAGCGCTATCGAGAACCGGGTGCTGGGCTGGCTGTCCTGTTGTTCTGGTATCCTGGACGTTTTTAGAAACGGTCTGGATCCCTACAAGGACTTTGGGTCCCGCATGTTTCGCAAGCCCTACGATCAGGTCACCAAGAAAGAACGTAATGACAGCAAGCCGCCGGTTTTAGGCTGCGGGTTCATGCTCTCCGGGGGCATCCTACGCAAGGACCCCCGAGACGGCCGCATGGTGAAGACTGGTCTGTGGGCGTATGCCGAAGCCATGAAAATCGAGTTGACCAAAGAACAAGCGCACACGGCCGTTCAGGTCTTCCGCGAAGCGTTCCCGGAAGTCGTCCAATTTTGGTGGGACGTCGACAATGCGTTCCGCCACGCGATCGAGCATAAGACGACGGTGCAAGTAGGGTATCTGACGTTCCGTTGGGAAAAACCGTTCGTCACAATCCAGTTGCCTTCGGGGCGCAAACTGTATTATTGCTCGCCCAAAATCCTGTATCGCATCCCGCCGTGGGAACTGGATAAGGAACGACCGAAGCCAAAACTGACAATTACCTATAATCAGATGGACCCCAAAACGAACCAATGGATGCGCGTGACGACGCACCCGGGAAAAATTACGGAAAACTGCGTCCAAGCAGTAGCCAACGACATTCTCGGGGAAGGCTTGCGCGAAGCGGACCGACTGCGTCAAGAGGACCCCGACTTCGAAATCGTTGGCGACGTGCACGATGAAATCATTGCAGTAGCTGATGCAGACTCCCCGGTCACTATCGACGATCTGTGCAAGGCTATGTCAAAGCCTGTACCGTGGGCACCGGGTTTGCCGCTCGCAGCAAACGGATTCATTACGACTGTTTATAGGAAAGACTGATGAAAGAAATACTGCTCCAATCCTGGTGTGTTGCCTTCGCCTCCGCGCGCGGCGTGGTCGGAATTCGACTGCACGGTTCTCAGAATTCTGGCCAACCGGACTACGTGTTCCTCTTTGACGACGGGGTCTCGGTATTCGTGGAGTTCAAGCGTGAGGGCAAAGCACTCGAAAAACTGCAAGCCTGGTGGCGCGAGCAAATCCTGCGCGTGAAGCATCGGCACTATAAAATCGACACGCAGGAAGATTTCAAACACCTGTTCGTCCGATACCCATATCCGGCACAGAGGGCCAAGACATGAAAGACCAAATCGTTCTTGAAGCGTGGGTGCACCTGAAACAACTCAACGAAGAAAATATCGAACTCGTGAAACTCTACGCCCTGCGTTTGCTGGCACCCTCGATCCGCTCCGCGCTGGCTGGGGTTCTGATCTTGTGGGGCTGCAAACTTTACAGAAGCGCCCTAAAAACCGAGGACAAAAAACAATGAGCCGGATACTCCCGTTCGATCGCATACTGGCGCAGCATGTCGTCGCCCTCGGCAAGACCCGCTCCGGGAAGTCGTCGAAGCTGCGCGTCCTCGTGGAATGGCTGCTGGATCACAGACGTCCCGTCACAATTATAGACCCCAAAGGCGACTGGTACGGTCTCAAATCGTCCGCCGACGGTAAGGAGCCGGGCTATCCGATCGTCATATTCGGCGGCGAACATGCCGATGTGCCGATCAACGACCGTTCGGGCGCCCAGATCGCCGAAATTATCGCGGCAGGGAATCGGCCGTGCTTGATCGATCTTGGTGGCTGGATGATCGCCGAACGTACCCGGTTCTTTATTGATTTCGCCGGCACCCTGTTCAAGTTGACAAAGGGCAACCGGTTTCTGGTGATCGACGAAGTCCATAATTTTGCGCCCAAGGGCCGAATCATGGACCCTCAAGCGGGCAAAATGCTGCACTGGGCGAACCGCCTGGCAAGCGAGGGACAGGGAAAGGGACTGGTATTGCTGGCTGCGTCCCAGCGCCCCCAGAAAGTCCATAATGATTTCCTGACCAGCTGTGAAACCCTGATCGCCTGCCGACTGACCCACAAGGCCGATCGGGACGCCGTAAAAGACTGGATGGATGGTTGTGCAGATCCGGCTATCGGCAAACAGATGATCTCAGGCATCGCGCAGATGCCGCGCACCCATGCGTGGGTGTGGTCTCCGGAGATTGATTTCGGTCCGAAGGAAATCACGTTTCCCTTGTTCCACACGTTCGATTCGTTCAAACCCCGGGGCGCTGATGACGAGGTCAAACTGAAAGGCTGGGCGGAAGTCGACCTGCAGGACTTGACGGTCAAACTGGCCTCTCTGATCGAAGAGGCGAAAGCACAGGACCCGGACACGCTGAAAAAGACTATTGGCGAATTGCAACAGCGAATTCGTGTTCTCGAGAAAGGCACAAACGAAGCCGATCTGGAAGCGCGCATAATCGCGGCAGTGGACGCCGCCCTTCGGGACAGCGCCGAAGAGCACCGGAATCGGTTTCAGAAACACATTAAAACCGCTCAGGATGTGCTCAGTAAAACGGTCGACGACCTGCTCCGTGCTATTGAAACGCTGACGCTCCCTCAAGAGGCTATACCCAAGTTCGTTCCGAAGACCCCGCGAAAAGCTGGAGTTTCTCCGGTATCCGCAGCGCGATACCCCGATTTCACAGCCCCGAAATCCCGTCAGGCCGAAGGGCCAGGTCCCGGTGAAGCTGTGTATTATGTGCCGGATAAAGAGGGCCGGCCGACGCTCTCGGCGCCCGAACAGAAAATTCTGAATTCACTCGCCTGGTGGGGTGCGACAGGTCTTGGCGAACCCTACACCAAGATCCAGGTGGCCACGATCGCTGGGTACACCCTGAGCGGCGCTTTCTCTGAACCCTGTGCAAGCCTGCGTAAAAAAGGTTTCATCGAGTATGTCGACGGCAAAATACAAATGACACTCGCGGGAGGTCGTTGGGCGGCACACCCGGACAAGCCAACACGAAAAGTCCTGCACGATCGCGTTCGTGACAAACTGAACGGTCCGGAAACCAAACTGCTGAATGTATTGCTAAGCTGTTACCCGGAAAGTGTGGTCAAGTCTGAATTAGCCGAACGCGCCGGGTACAAAATGAGTGGTGCGTTCAGCGAACCGATGGCCAGTTTGCGTTCACTCGGATTGGCCACGTATCCAACCGCGGGCGCGGCGCGCGCGGCGGATTTTTTATTTGCACTTTAACAAGCGAGAGCGGCACCCGGATCAGAGCCTCCGTGCATTGTCAAAGACGGCGTCGGTAGACTTACTCGCAATAGTCTGATCCCACTTGAAAAACTAGGAACCGCAGTATTGTTTACGCAATCACAGATACTTCTTCAACCCCTTAAGGGAGGCAAACATGATTGGTACAACCGAAAGTGATCTGGAGTCCGCTCCCGGAACCGACCCCATTTCGATTCAGTTTCTCTCGAACGCCGAATTAGCGCTGTGTGGTGGTATAACGCTGCCAAAGCACCTGTGGAGAGCTGGTCATCATATTACGCACCCGGTACACGGAGACCTGTACCTGGTTCGGCCGACCGATGACGGCGGTTTTTTCAGTGACCGACCGGTGGGGGTCCCTACCTCGGTCGCGTATCTCACGGAGACACTGAATTCTATTGAACAACTCGTTCTCGAGAGCCTTGCAGACGTAGCCGCGAATCCGGTCACCGACAAACGCTGGGCGGCGATCGGTAAAACCGATATCGAAAAAGGCTTCCTGGCCCTGCGCCGGGCGGTAACAAAAACGCCGTGACCGTTTACTATAATGAACTAGACCCGTTTTGCGCCCAATGGTTGCGGAACCTGATCGACGCCGGCAAGATTCCGTACGGCGTCGTCGACACCCGGAGTATCGAAGATGTCACACCGCAAGACCTCGTCGGATATACCCAGTGCCACTTCTTCGCCGGACTCGGCGGATGGCCCCTTGCTCTCCGTCTTGCCGGGTGGCCGGATAGTCGGCGAGTATGGACAGGAAGTTGCCCGTGCCAGCCTTTCAGCGCGGCAGGCAAAGGCGCTGGGTTTGCTGACGAGCGGCACCTGTGGCCTTACTGGCATTGGCTCATCCAGGAGTGCGGACCTGAGCTTATTTTTGGTGAACAGGTTGCGTCCAGTCGTACAGACCCTTGGATCGACCTTGTACACTTTGATTTGGAAACCTTGGGTTACGCCTTCGGGTGTGTGCCGGCTCCGGCTGCGGGGTTCGGTAGTCCGCAACTCCGCGACCGCACTTACTGGGTGGGTGACGCCGAGCACGCGAGACTGGAAGGACACCCCAGGTATGTCGACGACCGGCATCAATCCAGACGGTTCCACGCGCGCGCGCGTAGATCAACTGCCGCGTCAGGCTTTCTTAGCGGAATGGCCGACGCCGACGCACATGGACGCTCACCGGGGCTGCGGAGCGCCGCGCCCGCAGGACACGGGGATCCCGCTGACGCAGATGGTGGGGCTCGCCGGGTGGCCGACGCCGACCAGCAAAGTGTCGGCGGGCGGCGAGTACAAGGACCAGGAGAAAGCCTTGGTGCGAGTGCTCGGGCCGCATTCGAACGACTTGCGGGACTTCGCGAAACTGACGGAAGAGAGCCCGGCCCGAATAACGGATTCTGGAGAGCTGCTGACTGGCTCTTTTGCCGGGATGGAAAGTGGCGGGCTGTTCAACCCGGGACATTCCCGCTGGCTGCAGGGATACCCGGAAGACTGGGACGCGTACGCGCCTACGGAAATTCAATTAACGTCCGTCACGCAGCAGAGTTCATCCGAGCTTTCGACCCTTTACTTTGACCCCCTACTATGAACATTGACGCCACAACCGAAGTGCCACTGGTCGCCCCAGCGAGTCTGCGTCAGCTGCAGAACGCTATCCGCGCCCACAAACTCGCGTTTGGTCCCGTGGACTACGGCAACCTGTTGGGCCACGAATGCCTGGATGACGCCGAAGAGTGGCTGGAAAAAGTCCTGTCGAAGATGCTGGCAGAGAACAGCCGTCGCAACGTGCACGACTACTGGCACCACCAGCGAAAAATGCAGCAAAGATGGACCGCCAGTCAGGTGGATGGAACAGATGAAACGCCCCCGTTCTGACATGAAGCCCCACCAGACGCAGAGTGCCGAGCTGATTAAACAGCGTCGGTACTTGGCGCTGTGGCTCGCCATGCGGCAGGGCAAAACGATCGCCACACTGACCGCTGTTCAGGACCTGTACGATGATTTCGAAGTCAAAAAGGTGTTGGTCGTCGCCCCCAAAAAGGTCTCCCTGAACTCGTGGCCGGAAGACCTGCAGGCATGGGACCACATCAGCCTGTCCTGGACCGAAATAAAAGGCTCACCAAAACAGCGGCTGGCCGCGGTCCAGCAAAACACCACGGTCCACATCATCGGCCGCGACAACGTCGCGTGGTTGGTCAGCACCATCGGTAAAGAGGACTGGCCGTACGACATGGTGGTGCTGGACGAGTCTCGGTCCTTCAAAAACCACGTGCTCAAAACCCCGAACGAAAACTACACCCGGTTCGGTGCAATCGCCCTAGTGCGCCCGAAGATTCGCCGACTCGTGGAACTCACCGGGACGCCGGCACCGCGGAACTACCAGGACCTGTGGGCACAGATTTACCTGCTGGATGGCGGCCGGCGCCTCGGGAAAAACATCACGGCGTTCCGCCGCGAGTACATGGATCCCGGCCGGGAGCACTACCAGTGGACCTTCAAGGAAGGCGCGGAAGAGTGCATACGCCAGGCACTGGTCGACATCGCGTTCGCGATCGAGGGCACGCCGCTGCCGGAACCGGTCATCGAGGACATCCCGATCGACCTGCCTCCGGACGCCTGGGCACTCTACAAGGAAATGAACGAAGACAAGATTATTACGGGCCTGCAGGGGTACGACATCGTGGCCATGACGCCCGGCATCAAGGCGGAAAAACTGCACCAGATTGCCGCGGGTTTTGTTTACCACCACATCGTCGACCTCGAGAACCAGACCAAGAACCGGGTCGAAATTCCGATCCACGAGGAAAAGCTGAACACGCTGGACGAACTGCTCGAATTCAGCGACAACCCGGTCATCATCGTGTACATCTTCCAATGGGAGCGCGATCAAATCCTTGCCCGGTACAAAGACGCGGTGCTGCTGGACGACAACCCCGAAACAGTTAAACGGTGGCAGCGCGGCCAGATTGGAAAACTCGTGATGCATCCTGCGTCCGGCGGACACGGACTCAACCTATGGGAAGGAGGTCACGAGATTATCTGGATGAGCCTGACGCACGACGCCGAGTTGTACGCCCAGGTGAACCAACGCCTGTCGTCGCAGGTCAAGACCAAGCCTACCACTGTTTACCGGCTGCTGGCGCGGCGCACCGTGGACTACGGGATCGTGGCGTCGAACGGCATCAAGTTCGCGAACGAGCGCGAGCTGATTAACTTTATTTTGGCGTACTCGCGCTGATCGACTCCGCGCCCTGCTGACTGATGAGGCTAGATTATGACTGAGCTATTGATATGGAGTCTCATGCTGGCGTGGCTTATACCAACCATTTTAACACTGGTTGTTGCCATCCTTCTCATGGACCCTGAATTGCTATTTATTGCGTTCCTGTGGCCCTTTGCGCTGGTCAGCAAAATTAAGCGCAAGCTGACTGATGAGGGGGAGTGATGAACTATACAAAATTTTGTAATGCATGCAGAAAGCGCACCGTATGGGTGGGTCTCCGCTGCGCAGAATGTGAAGGTATCCATACAGCAAATGAGACTATAGAAAGTTTGAAATCCGAGACTCGTAAACAGGGCAGAGAAAAGGACCAACCCATGACTGACAACCTACGCAAGCTGGCGGAGAGGGCCGACAATATGAGCCCTAACACGCCGAATTTATTAAGGCACGTTGATGACCAGAATCTTAAAGAATTCGCCCGGCTGCTGATAGAGGTATGTGCTGCGCAAGTGCCAACGTCATGGCTTGATCCGCTGCTATGCGGGCCTGAAACAGATAGTTTGCCTCTGGAGATGGCTGGTGTAGAACGCCTATTGATAAGACTTCGACAACGCATAAGCGCCCTGAGCGCGAAAGGAGAGAGTGATGAAGGGTAACAAGGCAAAGCTACTGAGAGTAGTCGCCGCCGAGGCGAAACGCAAAGCCGCCTCAAAAGCAGTGACCGCCGCCGTTAAAGCCGCCTTCCCGGTCGGAAGCGTGCATCAGGTGGAGGTGCGATACGGAGTTGTAGCAACCATTAAAATTACAGGGTACCGTGAAAATTGGTGGTATTACCCCGGCGAGATTTTCGGGCGTAATACCCGCACTGGGAAACTGCGCACGTTCCATTTTTCAAAAATTGTCGATGTACAGAGGACAGCCCCAATGACTGAGCCAACAAGCCTGCCAGAAGCCATACAAGCCGAAGTCGCAAGGTTGCGCAACACAATGGCCGATACAGAGGCGCTGCTTCCGAGTGCCCGCACAAACTGGGTATTCTATACCATGGCCATCGAAGCGGCAGAAACGGCAGTACGCGAGCAGGATACAGTTGCAATGGTGCGGCTCCTTCCTGAACTGAGGGGAATGGAATGACTGAGCCAACAGCGAAGGACGGGGCAACCGCCACACCGCAGCGTTTAGTCTGCCGGGCGTTGATCCGCCGCTATAGCAGTGTTGAACCGCTTGTATTTGCTATAGGCCACCCACCCCCCGACGCGAACGCCCTTGTGCATCGCCTGGCGCTGGGTCCAGCGAACGCCCGATTCGGCCATAGATAGCAGGAATTCGCGGTCACAGAACGCACGCGAGAGCGCTGGCGCTTTGCTGTACAGGAAATCGTGCAGTACGGCGTCCTTGCGGTGCTTGCCGTTGACATCGATGATGCTGCGCAACAAGCGCGGGATACTGGCCAAATCCGTAACGAAGTCGATCGGAATCTCGACACGGAAACCTGCGATCGTCGTGACGCCGCGCGAAACCATTTTTGCAGGCGTCAGCCAATCGGCGTTGGCGCTGTCCAGAAGCGCTGTTCGCAGCACATCAGGCATCTTGTCCCAGTCGATCCAGCGAACATAACCAAGGGACTCGAAGAGTCGCCATCTACCGGCGCTGTCCCCTAGATCTTCAACGCGAAGGGGATTCTGGAACATCGGAGGGCTCCCCATTTACCCGGACTGTGCATTTCGTACCGCGATAGTCGTACTGTAGGTCATCCGGAACCGATCCGGTAACCGCCAGTTGGCACCCGTCAGCGCCCATACCGACTACAGAGAGGGGACCACTATCGGCGTTGTACTCGGTGACCCGAACAATAATGTCCGAGGCAGCACACGCAGTCAGGATAAACAGCACTAGCAAAACGGATACTTTTTTCATCTTCGTTGTCCTCGTATTTCGTATTGAATTTCCTGCAAGAGGTTCATTGTGGTTCGGTGGTTCTGTTCATTCTGTTTCTGAAAGACATCGTGCATTTCGCGAGTGTGGTTCACGACTTGATGAACCTGCTGGACCTCGCTTCGGAGATTCTGGATTTCAATTGCCTGAGACCCTACCTCCTCCATCAGGATCGGATGCGCGTATTCGTCTCGATTGTGGCCGTGCAGCGCACGGTGTACAGAACTTTTAGTCACCGCGAGAATCCAGGCAGATACGAACATGGATACGATGCTGGCGGCTTGTAGCACTACTCCCCAGTCCCAGTTCTTTTCCACAACGCAGTACCCCTCTTTGCACGTTTTATCTTTCATCGACGAACCTGAGTTCGCGGGCCAGGTACCGCAAATTCTTGTTGAGATTTATACCAGAAAACGATTCCCGACTGTAGCGTTGGCGCTGCTCGACGGAATTCGTCAAAGTTTCACTGGTCAAGGGATACGCACGGTTTGACTGATTATACTTCTTAATTCTTTCTTGAACCTTTTTGATATCAGTTCGATCACCGCCTTCGAGGGCCATCCAGTACCGGGTCAGAAGAGTCGACCGGAGGTTCAGGATGTGCTGTTCTTGTCTCTTTATCGCCCTGTTTTGCTCGTAGCGTGTCGAAACCTGTTCGGGGGTGAAGCCCAATACCTGATAAAACAGGTCCGGGGCTCCAAAGTTTTCCCGGGGCACCAGCGGATCCCCGCGGAAGTTTGTCAGACCCTCGTCCAGGTACCTCAAGGCCCGAACACTGTCCTTCATCGTTTTGGGCATGAAGTGCTCCCAGCCGCGATCATAACCCTGCATAAGCTGGCTGGCGCCCTTGAAGGGCGCGGCCAGCATCTTTAAGTTGGCTCCCGCCATTTCAGTTGCGTAATAGTAGAATTTGCCTTCCAGGTCCTCGTCGGTTAACGGCTCCCGAAACCACAAGCCGTTCAGGGTGACGCGGGACGCGATATCCGCTCCGGTAAAGGCGCTCACCGGGCCTTTTACTACTGCCGTTGCCAGGCTTTCGCCCCACGTCTGCGCGAGATATGTTCTGAGTTCAGTCTCGAAATCATACTTTTCATCGTCTTCCCCCAGCAAGGCTCCCGCAAGCATGCCCACCGCCCAGAACATCGGCAGACCGCTGGCGCCGGCAAAAACAGCGGTCATGCCGACCACACCAGTCAATCGGCGTCGGGCTTCCAGATACTGCTCTTTTTGACCGTCCTTTTTGAACGACCGCAGCGTATCAATCGAGTCCCGAATAAGCCGATACGTCATATTCAAGGCGTGCTGACGGAACAGGAACGCGACTTTTCCGATGTCGCTCTGCAACAGGGTCGGACGATTCGCGGCCGTGTAGTCGAAATGCGCCTGGTACACGGCTTTCTTGGCTATCGCCGTTGACTCTGTCACGCCAAGCCCATCCTGACGCGCCAGTCTGAACGCCGCCATGCCCGTGACTTCGCGGTTCCAGACTTCGGCAGAGTGGAACATAGCCCCTAACTTTTCGCTTATCGCGTAGCCCGAACCCGTATACTTGTCGCCTGCTTCGGCGATGCCGAGAACGTCGTGACTTTGTGTTTTGTCGAACGCACCTTCGACATGCATGGTTTGGTAGAAATCCAGTTCTTCCTGTACCCGGCGACGTTCGCCAACGTTCTTGGCGTTTTTGAGTCTTTCTTTCAACAGTTCTTCGTATGTGTACTTGTCTCGCAGGAAAATCGCTTTGGTCTTCACGCGCGATGCCATATTCTTGCGCGCTATCGTCAGATGATCGTTTGACGCAGACAATAGTGCCTTGGTTGCCCGAAGCATGCCAACCCCTTTGCGCGCAGCAATGACCGGGGCGCCCATAACGGCTGTTTGGGTCAAGTTGACCAGCGCTGCGGCCGGCGTCGCGCCGAGATACCAGGCAAAGCCAAGTCTGTTCAGATTGTTCGCCCACGCCGCGGTTTTCGGATTCATGGCCCATTCGTGTCGGGAACGGACCTCACGCGCGACCGGGTTCAGCCAACTGTCTTTCTCGAGACCGCCAGCCGCAACGATCTGTTGGTCCATCTGCGCAATGTTCCTCTGCATGGCCGTGACATGGTACATCTTGGCCAGCTGGTGCGCGCCGTGGAACATCGTAAACGCGAAACCCTTGACAATATCACGACTGTACCCCTCACGACCCTTGCGGTGCAGCATGTGTTTACGAATAGATGCCTCGGGCAGTGACATCAAGAACAGCTGATGCACCTGATCCTGGATAAGCACCCGTTCGTTGGCATCCGCTACCTTGGAGAGCGTGTCCTGCACTTTCTGGAAAAACGTTGGGTCGATATGGCTGACGCCAGCGTTGAGTTCAGTACCTATCATGCCAGATTTGATGTCGTACCCCGGGGCCGCTTTACGCAAGGCGTCAATGAACTCCCGGGCTTCTTCGGACGTCTCGAAGCGCGAGAAAATGCGCTCGGCAGTTTTCCCCGCACCTTTCACGGCGGATACCCAATAGTCTCCGAAACGATACAACGGAAAGTAGGGATCGGGCAGCTTGTTCGCCTCCAGCAATTCCCGAATCTTGGTGGCGTCCAGACCGGATATTTGTCGAGCCTTGCGGCCTTCCTCTTCTGCACTTTCGTTTTCCGCGGCTTGAGCGTCTTCCAGTTCCTGGATGCGAATTTTAATGGCGTCGGTCATGTCGTCATACAGACGTTTGTGAGCGTCCCGCATGCGCTCAAAGAGGCGCTGGGCCTCTTTTCCGTTGGGTTCGGTACCAAGTGCGTCCCACATTTCTTTCAGTCGTGGGTACTCTGACCGGTACGTTTGGCCGCGTCCGGAGTCATACGGTTTTGACGGATCTACGTTAGCCCGGGTAGCTTCGTTTTCGAGGTCGGCCAGTTTCTGGACGACCGGACCGTCTTTGTAGTTCAGTTCTTCAAGTTCTTTTACCTCTTCGGCGTACTTCGACAGCATGCGTGACTTGGTCGCTTCCATACGCTGTGCTTCCGATACCCAAGCACTGACAGCAGGAATGTCTCGTGCAAAATCTGGCAGGTAGGTCCGAGGCACAGACTTGAGCACGCCATTGATAGCGCTGTCTTTTAATTTGCCTTTCAGAATTTTGTTAATCGCCTCGCGCGCGGAGAAAGTGTCCCGGGCTTTTTGCGAGGTAATAACCGCACTGGCTTTATTGAAAACGCTTTTGGCCGATGTTGGGTTTGAATCAATCCGATTAGCGTCGGCGCCACCTTTTTTCAGACGGTTGCCGGGCTCGTCTTCGGCGACGGTTATGTCTTCGTACAGAATGCGGGGATCGTCCGGGTCAAAGGTACCCCGGTTGCCGATGGCTGATTTAGCCTGCGTCGATAATTGCGTGACATATACTGTCGATACCGTTGCGTCTTTAGTGTACGCGCTGTCCTTCACGTTCTTGACGATCAAGCCGTCGTAGCCGTGTTCGGCGGCCCAAGTGGACGCTTTTTCAACACTCACCGCGTTCTCGGGCATGTGGCCAAATACGTGCGGCTTGTATGCCTGCCACGGAACCGGGAGATTTCGGTAGCTGTAACCTTTTGCGTCAATGATCAACGGATTCTGCAGCGAGAGATAGACGGGAAATATCGCACCGGTGATTCTTGGCGATAGCCATCCATTGCGGGGTCGCGTGTAGCCTTCCGCGATTTCCGGCTTATCCGTGTAAAAATGACCGCTCTCGCTGTCTGAGGGTGTACCGCGGTACACCACCAAGGGCTTGCCTTTCTTGTCCACCACCTTACTGTCGCCAAACCAGCGTTGGAACGCCGGTGTCTGAGTTTGATCGCTTACAGGTGCTTCTTTCGACGTGTGCACATCCCGACGTGCTTGATACTCCTCATCGAACACTTTTTTCCACTTCTGATTGTCCGAGAGTCCGCGAGGACCTGAATCAAGAACTTCAATTTCAGCCCCTTCCCAATTTCGGCGCGCACGTTCGAGTGCATGCGGCGTGTTCAATCCACGCATGGCGTCGGTAAAAACTTGTGCGTCTTGTTCAGAACCTTCGGGAGGAAACGTAACCCGCACTATAATTTCATGCTTGTAGTTTTGATCGTCCCATCCCTTCGTGCGCTCCGGATATTTTGAATAACCCATAAGAGAGTCTGGTGCGGTTCCGTATGGTCTTTTCGGGGACTCTTCTTCGCCCAAGAACGAATCGCCTGGATCGCCTACGCCAGGCCATCCCTCACTGATCCAGCCCCCACCGGTAGACCCCATTTCGGCTCTCGTGCGGGTTTTCGAGTCTTGCTGAATATCGACTTCCGTAATGATCTGGTCCGTAACCGCTAACAGGTCTGAAAACATCGAGTGTTCGTTGGGACTCGCACCGAGGAATTTCAGCAGCGCCTCAACGAATGCGGTCCATAGCGTTTTGTTTTCCCCGGGCATCTTGACCGTCATCATGTACGCACGTACTTCGGAATCAGACAGTCCCCAGGTAATCGTTTCGTGTTCTTTCAGGATCTCTTTAGTCAGTCCGAGCATGCGCAGTGACAAGGTTCCGGCGTCGGCATCAAGACGCAGTTGTTTCCGCAAGTGGTTCTGAATGTGCAGAAGACGTCTATATGCCGCGCGACCATTCTCGGTCTTGCCTCCTTTAGCCCTGATCAACTCTTTTGTCGCCAAATGGAGTGCTTCGTGAACGGCGGTCTGCTCCCGAAAGCCTCCGTTTTGTTCGAGCAACCCCATTCGGTGCACGCCTTGTTGAGTCCAGACGAAACCCCGGGCGCTGTATATCCGTCGATCGTTTGGTAGCATCCCGGTCCGGATAGCCTCTGAAACGCCGCGAGTGCGGACGCCTATCAAGGGCCAATCGGCCAACGGAACCAGTCGTGCCGCCAGTACGCGTGTATAGGGGTCCAACGATCTCTGACTGATCCACTTCATCAAGTCCGCGGCGGACTTGAACCGGGAGACGGCGTCCGCAAACAGCGGCGTGTTCTGTTCTTTTACCGCATCTGCGAATTCGACTTCGGATAGCATCAGCCCCGAACCATTCTTGGGTCCGGCAGATTTTGGACCCTCATCACGAGAGAAGACTGGAACTTTCGTGTCCCCTGTTTTCAGCCACTGTTTGAACTCCGATAGCGACATTTCGACAACAGGAGGCGGCGCGCGGCCGTCCGAATAGTTGGCCGCATACGCACGGGAGGCGGATCCTTTATCCTTGAAAGAAACGAGAGCCTTGTGCTCGTCGAAGGACCCGTCAGGGCGGTACTGGTTCACCACAAATACTTTGTCGCTTGTCGAGTCTGAACCCACAAACACGTCTACCTGTTCGCCGTCAGCCCCCTCAGTGCGCTTGACGTATCCGTAGTGGTGTTTCATGTCCACGGTCCACGATCGGCCTTTGGTGTCGGTACCTGTGCGGGTAGACCCTTTCGGATTCTCGATCGTGATGTCCAGACCCTGCACTTTAACGTGACCTTTCCGGTAGTTGCCGGCCTCTTTTTGGGCTTCTGTGGGCTCTGGAAGGTCATTGACAGGCGACGTTGCGGCCTGGTTGGCCGCCGCGTCGATCGACGCCGGAGCGGATGTTACGGGCGCCGACGGTGCCCGGGCTTTGTCCGGTTTCTTCTCCGGCGTTTTGAAAAACCGAGGAAACAGTTCCGCAGCGTCGCGCCCTGCCCATTCTTCACTGCGGGATTTGGCACCCTCAAGGACCTTACCCAAATCCCAGCCGCGCGCCTGGGCGTGTCTCAAGGCGCTGGTGATACCAGCGTATTCCGGTGTCTGCTTGAAATCCGACCGGTCAACATCTTTGAACCACAGAGAAATGCTGCGGCCCATGGCTTCCGGCGACGTATCGTCGAACTGGCCTACATAGTTGCGGAGCTGCTCGAGCCGGGATTCGTCGGCGTACTGGGACTGCAGCTGCGTATACTGATCGGCGTTCAGGGTATTTTCCACCCACTCGTCGCGCTTGCCGTACTGGCCGGGGCGCGACTTTGGCAGCGCCTTGTAAACGTCGTATTCCGCGGGCGTCAGGTTCGTCCGGATAAACTCATCTTCGACCCGGTTGTTGTAGTCCCGGGCTTTCGCGTGCAGGTCGCCGACGTCCATACCGGCCAGTTCGTCGCCGCTGGCCTGGGAGAGTCGGCGAATGTCGTCCGGGTCCGGCGGGGCTACGGCAGGGGTGCCGGGCATGGGGGACTTTGTCACGTCCACGCTGGGCATTGGTGCCGCTGAAACCGGCGTTTCTACTGGCGGTGCCGCGATAGTGCCTGCTGACTCAGCCCCTGCCGGTTGGGGGGCTTTGTCAGCCGGTTTTTGGCTAGACTGGTACTGCCGCAGGTTTTTCATGACCTGCTGCGGGATACGGCCGGAAAACGTCGTCACGCCGCCCGTCTCGGGATTCGTAATAGCAACCGAATGAACGGAACCTTTGCCGGTGTCGGACCGCTGAACCGTGTATGTAGCGCCGGGGATCCTGCTGCTCAATTTGGCGATACGCGCGTCTTCGTCAGGCTTCCCGTCGATCGGCGACGCCATGGTCTCTTTGCCGACCAACGGCGCGTAGGCTGCGCGCACAGCGTCTGCCTGCGTACGTTGTTGTACTTCCCCGGCCAGGGCGGTTTCCTGACCCCTGAGAGTGTCCAGTTCAGCTACTTTGGCTGTCGGATCCGTAGCCCCAATGTCGGTGGCCAGGCCGGATTGAAGAGCCTGAATGCCGCTGGTGACTGCAGACAGGTCCTCCGCAGCCAGTTCCGTCGATCGCGCCAAAAGACGACTGTGATACTCAAATGCCTCGCGCAAGCGAAGCTCGAGGTCGACCTTCCGGGACAGATTTTGCTCTTCGTCGGTGATGTCTCGCGCACGCTGCAAGGCTGCCGCGGCGGCAGCGTTTTCCTGCTCCAGCAGGTCACCGCCCCGAGCACGGACCTCGGCTCGAGCATTTTCCTGCACCGCGCGCAAATCATCAGTGAACGACAGTTCAGGCTCTCTTTGGTTGAGATTCCTGTTTCGACCGCGGGTCAACAGATTGGCGCCCCCACCGATCACGCCTCCGCCGATGCCTCCCAGTAACGTAGCGTTAATGATCTCCTCGCGGCCTTCCGTAGACAGCACCTCGTAGTTTTCGTCGACAGTCGCCACGGCCGCACGCTCGAGCACGGTTTGCAGAAGCTCCGTGCCGCCCTCAGCACCCATCTGTTCGACGATATCCCGGGTCAAACTCTTGGCTACTTTGTTGATCATGTCGTCTTCGAGACCGAACTTCGACAACACCCGGAACGCCGGATATGCGTCCAGCGCACCGGTCAACACCCCGAAAGTCAGGGCCGTTCCGGGTCGCTTTTCGCCGGTCTCGTCCAGTATCTCCGGGTAGATAGAACCGGTCTGCAGGCCAGTGCTGCTGGTGAGTGCGCCCAAACCCTGACCGAGGGTTGTCGCCCGGCCCAGCGCTGCCGCTTTCGCCTGCGCCTCCGTAAGCCCCTTGGCGACCCCACGGGCTACCTGCCGCTCCATGAACGACGAAACGCCGCGCGTCGCGATCCGGCGCGCCAGAATGCCGCCGACGCCGCCAGTCAGGAGACTGGGAACAATCATGGGGACCAGTGTACCGACGCCATGCGCGGCGTAGTCGATCGCCTCGCCGACGCCGCCAACGTCTTTGTAGGAGCCTACCCGAGCTTTGTTCTGTTCGGCTTCCTGCAGGTTGCGGTCATAGACCTCGAGACCCCAGTCCCACAGTTTGTCAGACCCGATCACGTCGCCCGCCATAGCGGTGAGACCGCCGCCCAGCGCCTGCAGTTGGTCTACACCGGCCGCGGTGCCTTTACCGAACTCCTTCAATGGGTTCGCCCAGCCGGGCTCTTCTTCGGTGCGAGGAGGGGTTCTACCGGGACGGTAGATCTGAGGTCGGGCTACCGACTCCGTTGGTTTGGGACTGACCCAGTCGATGCCTGATGCCATGCAAGGTTCCCGTTATCGCTGCGGCCAAACGCGTTCAGGTCGGGTAGGCGTAGCGCCCAGCCACTGCTCAACGATGGTCTTTTGCGTGGGCGTCAACAAACCGCTTTCCAAAGCGCGACGTACCCGGGGAGTGTTCCAGAAAGATCGACTCGGCATACGGCCGTCGTTCAGACCTTTGTCCAATAGCCACTGCACATCCCGGCGAGCCTGAATTTCACCAACGGTAATCGTACGGCGCTGTTCCGGCGTCAGATCGTTCAGACTCAGCAAGTTTGTCTGATCGGATGGCGTCTGCGCCGGCGTTGGTGTCCGGGTTGTGGCCTCGTCCTCTGGGGCTGGATTTTCGTCTTCGTTGCGCCACCAATCCTGAACGTCTTTCGGGAGGGCGCGGATGTCCAGTTCCCGGTCTGGGTACAGGGACTCAAACTCTTGTTTGATTTCCTGCACCTTGGCTTTGCGACGCGCGCCCATAAGCCCTTCAAGAGCTTTGGCTGCGTTTATCTGGTACGCCTCGTTTTCGGACCGGGCGTCGAGTTCGTCCGGGGTCACAAGTCGACTGGTCGCAGGGTCGAAAATTTTGACCGTACCGTCAGGGAAAATCGCTACTGAGGTTTCGTAGGGCTCCATAAGACCGCTATCCGGGTTCAGTACCGGGGTCTTCATGTTATGAACCTTGACGTCGGGGTTCTGGGCCTGAATTTTGGCTTTCGCCTCTTCGAAATCAATTTGTCTTTGAACATCGTCAACGGCGTTTTGACGTGCGAAGCCTTGTTCGATCCCGGCAAGAGCCACAGCCTGCGTAAAGCGAGTCTGGGCGTCGGCGTCCTGGTTGGCCGCGCGGGCGCCTTCTTCCTCCATGCGCAAGCCATGTTCGAATTCGGCGCTCTCCCTGTTAATGCCCACCTGCGTTTCCATGTTCTGCGTGTTGAAGCCCTGTTCAATACCACGCAACGCGACATTCTGGGTGAACCGGGTCTGGTCTGCAGCCGTGTTCGCCTCGATCTGCTGTTGATTCGCAGCCAAGGTGTTTGAATGACGCAAACCCTCCAGTTCTTTCTCCTGACTAAAACCATAGTCCGCGAGACGCTTCTGACGCGCTTCTTCGATGTGCGCGCCCAATAACTCGGAACTTGATTTTGCAGCTCCGTGCAGCGCTTTACGCAGCAAACCCTTGGCCACCGGTCACATCCTCATAAGTAGATTTCAAATCGCGCACGTCTTTATCCGACAGACCCTCAGCAAGTCCCTCAAGCTCGGATTCTTCCATGCCGTAGGCTTTCATGACCGCTTCCTGCGTTCCCGCCAATGCCAGTTTCAAGTCTTGATCCGACATCTGGAATTTGCCGGAATTCGTAGCGACATCACTGACCATGTTAAACACTTCATGAGTCAGCGCGCCAATCGCGGCAACCGGCAAGTTTAACTTCTGGTCGATTTGCGTGACGATTGTCGATACCGCGCGGATCACTCCGTCTACGGGGCTATCGGCGCCGCCCAACATAGACATTACGCCCCCGTGACCCGCATCGTCTTCGTATATGACTCGAGCCGCTTCCTTTACCGCAGGCTCGAGCGCAGCCTGCTCTTCGGGGGTAGCGGGCTCTTCCCAGGGCAGCAGTTCGGTGTCGTCACTCTCCGGGGTTTCTTCACCCGACGCTATAGGCGCTGCCGATGCGGGGGTGACATCACCCGTCATTGTGGCTTCCTCAGTCGCAGGCGCTCCATTTGCTTGAGCCAAAAGCCCCATTACATACCTCCAGGTACGAGAGCGGCCGAACGGGTTTGGCCCTGTGCGTACAGCTCTTCGTTACGGCGACGCAATGCACTCAGGAGGCCACCGCCGCCTCCGAAAGGATCCGCGGACTGTGCGTTACCTGCGTTTTGCCACGCTTTGCGGGTATCTCGAATTTCATCACTTCGCGTGTACTCATCCGGGGTGGTCATGGCCGCGATAGCGTCAACACCGATTTTGGTAAGTTCGGGGTTTTCTTGCGCCCACGTCAGTGCTCGCGACAGGTATCCCGGACGATCGTTCGTCACCTGCGGAGTCGCTATCGGTGAAGAACCTTCCGGGACTGGGGTACGCGCGGAATCAATGGTTTTCAGTGTAGAGGTCGCCGAGGGCGATACGCTTTCCACGGGCGTCGCCGCGGACTGACCAGTGGGCGTCGGTACCGCTGTGGGGGTTTTGGCGAAAATGTTGGCCGCCGAATTCGCAATCGAATCTACCCGTGTCGACAAACCCTTGCCGAGATTCGTTGCGAAAGACCCCAGTGAATTGGCCCCAACGCCGCTCAGCGCACCGCCTGCAAGTTTCAAGCCGCCAGCGACGATGTCGAAGGGAGTGCGAATGATTTTCACACCGATATTCAGCAGATGTTTGCCGACGGCCGCCAATCCGGCAGATAAGCCCCCGGACTGGAACGCGGCGAGCACGGCACCGGCCCCGGTGAAAAAAGTCACCGCCATGAGAGCGCGGCGCACCCATTTGTTTTCCAGCGCTTTGCGGATCGGCTTGGTAATTGTTTTGAACGCTTTGGACACCCAAGAGCCTATTTTTTTCAGCCCTTTCTTGATGCTTGACAGAAGGCCCATGGAACGATCCTCTCCGTTAATTAAACCAGACAAACGATCCGCCGCGGCTTTGGAAGCCTAAACGACGCTCCAACAAACGCGAAATGCGAACGTCCCAGTCTTTCATGGGGGACACCCCGACAAATCGGATACCGCGCCGCGACGATACCCAGGTCAGCAACTGCCGCATGAGCGTCCGTCCGGCGTCCGCTGTTTGACTGTACCACAACAATACATTTGCGATTTTGCGCTCCGCCCAAAGAGCATCATGCACAAGGGCCACGATGGCGCCGACAATCTTTTTACGGTCGACACTGTACGCTACCCAGGCATAGTTGGCCGCTGCGCTGACGCACTCGACAGCCACGCGACGCATTTTTTCCACATCCGGAATCAACTCCGGATGGGCCTCTTTGGCATAGCCCAGGGCTACTTGCACGAGTTCAGGTATGTCGGCTAACGTGGCTTTTCGGTACACGATAAATTCCATAATCAGTAAACCCCCGCCACGAGAGAACGCAGATCTGTATACGTTGTACCCGGGAATCGCGACGCCGCCGCTGTCGCGATTTGATCGATGCTCAGACCCGCCAGTTTGCCCTGTGCCACCACGCTGTCTATTATTTGCGGGAGACCGTTTCCCTGTCCGCCAGTACCCCGCAATTGTGATACGGAGGCCGCGAGTGCGGTATTGAAGTTGGCCAGCGCGGCCGAAGTGTTGGTGCCGGTATCGGCGTCCGTTGCAACGGTCGGTGCGCCCGGCGCGGTCTCGGGACCGGAAATCGCGTTAATGAGCGTCATCGCGCCATTCAGAGCCTCCATGGCTTTGCCGGTGGCCACCGCTGCCTGTTCTGGCGTGATATTGGGGTTGCTATAAATGTCTCCGACGGTCGCTTGGTACGTGCTGTACAACTGGGCCGCAGACTGATTCGTCTGGATCAAATTGTTGTAGCGAGCCTGCGCAGCCGCTAACTGCAATTGACCATCAGTTCGTACCCGCTCAAGGGCGGCATTCGTGCCCTGTTGAGCCTGGATTCGGCTGAGATCCTGCACATAGCCCTCAGATTGCAGACTCCGGTTTTCGGCCCCTTGGGTAGTGATCCGCCCGAGGTCTTGGGTGTATCCCTCGGCCTGCAGCTTGACGTTTTCGTCACCCTGTGTCCTGATTCGGCCAAGATCCTGTTGATAATTCTGCTCTTGCTCGAGTGAACGTTGTGCGTTGCCGGCATTGAACCGCCCGGTGGCGTTCAGTTCAGTGAGATTTTGCGACTGTCTGGCGCCTTCGGCCTGCGCGTCCTGCAAGACGAGCGGAGTCAATCGGTCCGCCATTTCGCCCATAGCCGCACCTGCCGCAATCGAAGACCCTCCTTCGAAACCCCGTTTTGCCGCCTCGCGATTACCTATTTCCCGGGCGCGCTGCATAAGCGTGCTATCGGTTTTCAGATTCTCTTTCATCTGATTCGCTGCAAGAGCCTTGGGATTGAGGTCTTGCGTATAGGATGTGGCGTTAACCGAAGCCGCCTGCGCAACCGATCCGGGAGACGACGGATTTGCGGCAGGCGTCATCGTCGGTGTCGGAGTATCTTTGGTTACCTGATCCAGCATGCCCATACGAAGTCCTGCCTACCGGGGATATTCTCGACCACATTTTACACACGATAACACAGTTGGCGTCACAATGAATAAGTCACTGTCACACGCGCAGATCCAGCAATACTGCCCGGAAAAGACTATCGGTTCCCGCCAGACACCCCGGGTCGTACCGCAATCCGGGCATTCCAGTACATACGTTCCGAGAGGAGCCGTCGCATGCCACGTCTTCCTGCAGTCCAGACACTGTGCGCATCCAGATATGTGAGACTGATATTCGTCCAGCTGAATTACGTCCGCAGGAGTTTCCGGTGCCGTTGGGCTTTCCTTCCGCCGTTTGCCCCCGGCCGGGTATGAAAGGATAGTAGCGCTCATAGGTAAACGCGCGTTCCGTCGCTTTGGCACGGCATTACCGTGACTGCTGCGTTACGCGACATTCTGGCCCCCTTTTTGGACGTAGAAAGCAATCAGTGTTTCTGCCGTCAGTTCCCGTTGACCGTAACCGGCACCGGGTAAACTGGCCCAAATATTTCGACACTTGTTGATCGCAACGGCGATGCGCCCCGCCAGAATATCATCATACGCCCGACGCTCGCAAATAATCGCTATCGCGTACGCGTCTTGGCTCTCCGGACTGAAATCGGGCAGGCGCAGCTTTTTGCGGTAGTGCACCCAGAATCGGTACAAGATTTGATAGCGCCCGGCAGCAGTTGACCAAAGGTCATCCCGGACGCGAACCCGAAGGTTCGGATGATCTTCGTAGGAGTTGAACACCCCGCCGCCGACCAGGACGTTGTAGCCGTTCTGATCCCCGATACGATCGGTGCCCTCGGCATGCGCGATCATATCGAGAAAAGCAGTCAGGTTTGGGTGCCGTTCACTCATCAGGAGTGAATTTCAGACCAGTCAATCGCCACATCCGGATCCGTGGCCCCGGTCATGGTGAGAAAGATATCTCTGTACGGGCCGACTTCGTACTCGAACTGACTACCGGCGACCAGGGTATCGATAATTTCCGGAGTATTGCCGGAACCCGCGGCGCGGGCGAGAAGGGTGAGGGTGCCCCCGCCCAAGTCCGCGCCTGCGGCGACAATCACCGATATGCTGCAGGTCCGCCTTTTTGTGGTCAGAAGCGGATGAAGTGCAACGTTGCTCGTAACGGTATAGACAGCACTGCTCATAAGTTTTCTCCTGCCGAAATCCTATTGTGGGCTGAATGAGTAGTTCATATCTGTTATTCAGCGTCCGCGAGATCAACTTCTTTTTGGCGCTCTCCGACAGCCTCGCCAGCGGCGAAAGCCCACTCAGCGCCTTTTGTGAGAATAATACCGACCAGCTCGGCTTTGTCGCGCGGATTTTTAGAGATCAATCCGTCAAGAAACGGTGTTGGAAAACTCTGGTTGAGGTTCCAGTTCACTGCCTCAAACCACTGCATCCACCACGTCGCTTGTTCCTCGAGCGTGTAGAGCGCGCCGACCTGTCTGATGGCTTTTGCGGCTTTTCCTTTGGCCACATTTTTCTTCCGTGTTTTGATCTGTTCCGGAGTCAAGTCTTCTGGAGGTCCGGGGGCCTGTTGGTCGTTCGTCAGGTGCCACTGGTCCGTGTATACGCCACTGCCGTAGGTGTAAATGGCTTGGGCGAGCGCATGCTGGCTATCCGGAGTCAAAGGGACGCCATCAACAGATAGCTCCCCTTTGTCACCATCAAAAACGATAGTCTCGGCGTCCCCTTTGTTGGCGATCACGAGGTCAAGCACCGCATCAGAAACAGGAGCAGACATATACGCAGGCCATGCGTAAGAGGCGCCCGCGCCCTGAAATTTGAAAGTCCCATCTTTGAGTAAAATTTTCATTATTGCGTCCACTCCGTAAGCCAAGTCCCGGCAACATAGCAATGATATTGACGCACTCCGCTAGCCGCAAGAGTATTGGCATCCACGGCATTCGCGGCCCCTCCATCAATTGCATCACCGGTGGTTTTTGGCCATATGGCTGCTGCGTTCGCTCCATTATTTCTGATCTGATGAGTCCGTCCTGCAAGCGCTGAAGGGAGCCCTACAGCGTCGCTTATGTTGGCGCAAACTGTAATCCTGCTCCAATCTCCTGTGAGCGCGGTAGACCCGGCTTGGCT